GCACCGTTGCGGGCAGCCCGGACCAGAACTCGCTCCACTTGGCGCCGAAGTCGGACAGGCCGAGCGCTTCGCCGAGCCGGCCCAGCGCCCCGGTGATTCCCTGGCTCAGCGTCTCCCCGAACGACTCGAACCACGACTTGGTGGACTCCTCCGAGGGCAGCCCCAGGATGGACGGGTCCAGTTTCCCGGACGCGCCCATGCCGCGGCCGCCGACGGACGCGCCGCCGGTGGAGAAGCCGTCGTTGTCGGAATCCCCGAAGCCGAGGATGTTCGCCATCATCTTCTGGAAGTTGGTCTTGATGTCCTTGCGCCACTGCTCGAAGCCCTTGATGGCCTTCTCGACGCCCTCCTTGATGGGCTTGATGAAGGTGTTCTCGAACCACGCCGCGGCCTTGCCGACGTTGACCATGAGTTTCGCCGGGTTGAACAGCGACTCCATGATGTCCTTGAACCGCTCGATGTTCTTGCGGATACCGCGGGTCTGCTCCTCGATCCACTTGCCGAACGTCAGCGTCCACGGCACCTCCTTGCCGAGGGCGATGCCGAACTTCGCGCCGATGTTCCCGATCAGGCCGCCGCCGTCGAACTCCTTCGGCAGCTTGATCTTCCCGGCGGCGTCGGCGATCTGGCCGATCTTGGTGATGACGGGACCGGCGTCCCGGTTGAAATCCTTCAGCGCGGCGGCCATGTTCTTGAACGTGGTTGCCATGCCGTCGAGGATGGTGAGGAGCACGGGGGACAGCAGCCGCACCAGCGCACTGATGGAGGGCAGCAGCTGGATGAACAGCTCCACCAGCGGCGGTAGGACTTCGGTGACGAACTTGTCCAGCACCGGGCTCATCTTGTCGATGAACACTTTGGCGAGGTCGGTGACCGGGCCGATCAGCGGCTTGATCGCTTCGAGCAGCTTGTCGAACGACGGACCCCACTTCACCGTGATGTCCGCGATCAGCGCGGTGATGTTCGGCAGGACGTCCGCCATCAGGGAGAACAGGCCGCCGAGGGACTTCGCCATCGGATCGATCGCCGGGGCGAGGTTCTTCAGCGCCTTCTCAATGCCGGCAGCGAACTTGGAAATGCCATCCTGCAGGACGGGGTTCTTCAGGAACTGCTCAAGATATCCGCCGAGGGTCTTGAAGATTTCCTTGATGGAACCGGCGACGTTCGTGAACGTCGGGATCATCGCTTCGAGGCCGCGGCCCACGGACTTCGTCGCGTCCGCCACACCGTCAAGGATGGTGTAGAAGCCCTTGAACACTTCAGTCATGGCCTTCTGGAAGCGCGGGGATTCCATGAAGTCCGCGATCTTGCGCATGTTCTCCGCGAACCCGGACAGGCCCTTGGAGCCTGCGTCGCGGGCGGCGTCGGAGAGTGAACCGAACATCCGGCCCGTGGACCAGATGATCGAACCCATGTCCTTGAAGCCCTGGATCGCGTTCTCAATCCACCGGTCCAGGTCCCCGGAGTCCTTCGCCTTCTGGATGAACGCGTCGAACTGCTCCGACAGTTTCACGATCCATTCAGCGAACCGGGTGAAGTACTTGGAGCCGGTTTCGCCGAGGTTCACGAACGCGCGGGTCAGCGGTGCCATGGCCCGCTGCGCGATGGTGATCGCTTCGTTGAGCCGCTCGAACATCACGGTGACGCGCTCAGCGGTCGCGGCTTCCGCGAAGCCGTCGGCGAACGCACCCATCAGCCCGCCCATGGCGTCGGCGGTGTTGCCGACCTGTTCATTCAGGGTGGGCATCAGCTTGTCGACGAGGTTGCGGATCGGCGTCTCCGCCTGCTCCCAGAACCGTTTGGAGATGACGTCTTGCAGCCGGTTGAACTGCGGGCCGAGGTCCTTCAGGACCGTTTTCATGTCCTTGAACGCCGCGACGGCGACACCGATGGCGATGCCGGCGCCGGTCAGGAACGCGGGACCGAGCGCCGCGAGCCCGGCGAAGGACGCCGCGATGTCATCGACGATGGTCAGCGCCCCGGCGAGGGAGGATACGACGACGCCGCCGAGCCCGCCGATAAGGGTGACCATCTTCGCGATCTTCACCGCGTTGCGGTCGATGTTCTGGATGAACTCCCCGCCCTCGCGGAACACGTCGAGGACGACGTTGAACCCGGCGAGGCCGCGGACTTTCCCGACGACGTTGTCGAGGCCGCGGCCCATCAGCGCGATGAACCTGTTGTTGCGGTCGAAGGAATCCCCGGCGGCGTCGGCGGCGGTCTTGACCTGCTTGAACCCGGTGGTGGTGCGCTGCGCCCCGCTGATCGCGGCGTCGAACCCGGCGTCGCTGATGCGGCCGAGGCGGCGCATTTCGAGGGCGGTGCTCCTGACGGACTCGGTGAGGGAGTCGACGTCGGTGTGTGCGCGGGCGATGCGGGAGAAGTCGTTGGAGGCGATGGCGGTCGCGAGGTCGCGGAACCGGCGTTCCATCAGTTCGATCCCGGCGGCCTGGACCATGCCGTCCATGGATCGTTTGAAGCGTTCGTTTTCGAGGCGGGCTTCCTTGGTCGCGTCGAGCGCGTCCCTGACGGCCTTTAGCCGGCGCTCCTCCGCCTCGATGTACGCGTTGATCCCGGCGCGCACGGTGAAGGCGTTCTCCCGGGAGATGCGGGACTGCTCCACCATGGCGTCCGTGACTTCGTTGACGCGGCGGCGCACGTCGTCGAGGCCGTCGAATCCCTTGGCGAAGTTCTCCCAGTCGCCCTTGGCGATGGCTTCGGAGATGCGCTTGAAGTCCCCTTCGAGGTCGGCGCGGCGCATGTTCTTGACGAGGCCGTCGAAGGAGCGGTTGTACTTCTCGTTGTCGCGGATCGCTTCGGCCATGGTCTGGGCGCGGCGGGAGTTCCACGCCTTGTTGTCGCGGATCGCCTCCTCGAACGCGGAGGACAGCTGCTCGGACCACATCTTGTTGTACCGGATGGTGTCCTTGACGGCGTCGGCTTCCTCCTGCTCCTGCTTGGCGAGCTTCTCCGTGAGGTCCTTGAGCTTGATCTTGGCGTTGACGACGCGGTCGATTTCCTTGACGAGGTCGTTGTACGCCTTCGCGTTGACGCGGCCGAACTTCCCGGCCTTCGTCATCTCCTCCGCGAAGTCCTTCATCTTCGCCCGGGCGTCCTCAAGGTTCGCCGAGTCGAACTTGCCGATGACCCGGTCCCAGTCCATCGGGTCGCCGGAGAAGAACGCGTCCTGGATGGAGGCCCACTGGCCCTTGACCTTGGACTGCATACGCTTGCCGAGGCCCTCGGCCCAGCCGTCGGCGGTTTTGATGGCTTCGTCGCGGGCCTGCTTGGTCAGTTTCTCCAGGTCCCTGCGGAACGGAGACATGTCACCGTGAACCTCGATGTACGCTTCGGCGACTTCCCTTGCCAAGCTCACGGTGACTGCCCTTCGTTATAGGTTGAACTGCTTTAGCTGTGCGGCTTCGTCAGCAGCGGAGAAGCCTGCGTCCTTGCGCTGACCCTTCACTGGCATTGATAGCTGCACCTTCCATTTCTCTGCGTCCTCTGCGCTCTGGCGGGCGAGCGCCCACGCGTAGATTACGTTGAGGAAACGCGAGAACGAGTAGAGGCGGAGGATGTCCGTGCCTTTACCCGTGTAGTAGCCGTCGATTTCCGGCCAGTTGCTCGTTGCGACGGCTGAAAGTCTGACGGCTGTTTGGTAGGGCGGGCCGACCACTCCTCGACGAGCGACTCGAAAATGTCGAACACGCCACCCTCGGAGTCGAGGTCGAACGCGCGGTCGTTACGGTCCATCAGGCGGGACTGGAAGTAACGCAGGGTGTCGTCATCCATCATCGAGAACCAAAGCTGGATGAATGTGCCCGCCATCTTGGGGTCCATCTCCCGGCCGCCCATGTTCAGCATGATCGCAAGCTGACCGTCCGACGGAGTGAAGAAGGTAACCTCCCGTCCGTCGTGGAGGAAGGTGATCTTGTCGTCATCGTCAACCTCGCCAAAGGTGTCCTTTGCGGCTGTTACGAACTCTTTCATGCGTGTCTCCTGTAATGATTGTCTCCGGGACTGATGGACGCCCATCAGTAATCAGCGTACCGGCTGCATTGCTGGATGTTTGGCTAGACATTCCCAGTCTTAGCGAGGTGCGGGTTGGACTGCATCGCCGTCTCAAGCCCATCGCGCAGGTACGGGTTGCCCTTCTGGCCGCTGATCTGCGTGGCAATGAAGTACGGCTTCCTGCCACCCTTGCGTTTGCCGCCGCCAGCGAAGTACTCCCGGCGCAGCTGTCCGCCCGACGGATTCGGCCCCAGACCCGCGTGGGAATCCCGCGGCACCGTCAGGTACTTGCCGTGCTTCGGGAAGATCGTGCCAGTGCCCTCGTGGTGCCACAGCGCGTGCTTCGCGTTCGCGTACACCAGCGCCGCGATCTTGAATCCGCCGGACTGGTTAGGCCGGTTGGCGCGAATCGACTTCATCAGTTTCAGCGTGCGCTTGCCGACGTTCAGGCGTGCAAGCTCAGCGCTGGCGATGCCGACGTCGTTGATGAGGTTGTAGACCTCCCCGCCGGGTGCGTGGTACGTGTGGATCGCCGCGTCGTGGATGCGCCAAAAGACCTGAGCCATTATTCGTTCCCGACGAACAGGGTCCAGGTCCCCCCGACGGTGCCGCCGGCGGGTCCGAACGGGGTGTAGGACCCGACGAGCACCATCTCGATGTGCCTGCGGACCTTGGCGAACGCCCCGTACATCAGCTCCATGTCGTCCATCTGCCGGTGCGCGGCCGCGGTGTGCTCCTCATCGTCAGGCAGCTCGAAGTCTCCGAGCACCTCGTCCGGGATCGGCGCCGGACGCATCAGCCCGACCTCCAGCTGGTACGCGAGGGTCGCGGTGCAGTTGTCCACCGAGTTGTTCGGGGACGGGAACGACGTCGAGGGTGCCGCGGTGATCAGCCGCACCCACAGCATCCCGCCGCACTCCGCGTAATCCAGCGGTGCGCCCTCGCCCGGGTACAGCGCCTGGGCGCACAGCTGGTCGTCCCCGGAGGCCCGGACGTCCACAACCAGCTGCGCGAGCAGGATGTCCATCATTTCCTTTGCGGGCCGCCTCATGCGCCCGGCCGCCATGTCGTCTGCCGGACCTTGGGCTTATCCGGGGAGTAGACCTGCGGCCGGGTTTTCAGCCCGTGCGGGTTCCACTGGTACAGGTACGCGTCGACTTCGGGGATCGAGGTCAGCCCGTCCGGGAACATCCCCGGCGTCATCGTGAACGACAGGCCCTGCCGGGCGACGTTCGTGACCGAGGACGGCAGGCGGCACTTGTCCTTGCTTCCCGTGATGGCCTTGAGGAACTCCGCCGCGAGGATGCCCCCGGCGGCCCGGCCCAGCGAGTCGACCTCGTAGCCCCTCAGGTACGTCACGGTGAAGTTGTCCCCGGACCCGACCGGCCAGTCCTGTCCGTCAAGGCGGATCAGCTTGTTGCCGTCCTCGACCCGGTAGCCGCCGGTGAACACCAGCCCGTCGATGCGGACCTCGTCGATGCGGCCCACGGGACCTTCGAGGATGACGGCGTCCACGTGGATGCGTTCGACTTCGGAGTCCAGCAGGCCCGGGTAGGTGGTCCCGGGGTAGAAGGACCCGGCGAGCGCACCGTACGGGTCCAGCGACCAGACATAGAGTCCGCGCTGACGCCGGTACTGCTCCGGCATGACGGTGACGGGCGGGCCGCCGACGCGCTGCAGGGTCAGGGCGTGCAGGCTCGCGCCGGCCAGCTTCTCGGCCCGGGCGACGTGCTCCGGGTCGGTGCCCTCGGGCGGGGTCCAGTCGATCGGCCAGATCATCAGGACCGTGCCTTGATCAGGGCGTCAATGAATCCCTGGGGGACTTCGCGCCAGAGCCCGATCTGGTTGACGAGGTCGAACTCGGCGCGGTCGACGTGGCGCAGGTTCCCGCCTTCGAGCGCGTACACCTCGGGCTTGTCCTTGCCCTTGACGTAGGAGGTGGACTCCTTCGCGGACACCTGCTTGAGGATCGCGCCGAGCAGTTCCTTGATGTCGGCGGCCTCTTCGAGGGCCTGCAGTCCGCGTGCGCCGATGATGTCGGTGGAGTCCAGCAGCTGGGTCAGCGCCTCCGCAACGGAGCGCGGGCCCTTGACGATCTTGTTGGACATGAGGACTGTCTGCACTGCGGTCTGCAGTTCCAGCTGGGTGTTCTTGGCGTCGGCCACGATGTCTCCTTGCGGGGTAATGGAAGAGGCTGCGCTGATGCCTCCGGTGTAGCGCAGGTAGCCCAGCAGGCCCGTCTTGGGCAGGGTCTGCAGGATGATCGGGCCGGAGGTGTAGGAGGAGTAGCCGGGCAGGTCCGGCCGCGGGGAGGACGAGTTCTGCGACAGGCACAGCAGCTGCAGGCCCTTGTCGGCGACGGCGGTCGCGGTGTGCGTCAGCGGGTACAGACCCGGCACCGCGCCCCACACGATGATGTCCCCCGGTTCCGCGGGCTGGTCAGGGCCGATGCGGACGTAGTTCGCGGCCACCTCGTCGCTCTGAGGGAAGCCCCGGTACATGGTCCCCGCGTAGCCGGACCAGTCCGTGCCGTCCGCGACGGTGTTGACGACCGGCTGGCCGAGCAGCGCGCAGATGTACGCGACGGAGTCCCAGCACTGGTTCCCGTACGCGCCGTCGAAGTTGACGTAGGTGTTGTTGAGTCGGACGGCCAGCGCGCCCATCTGATCTGCCGTAGCCATGCTGTCTCCCTAGTTGATGAACCGAAAACGGAGGGGCCGGAGTACCGACCCCTCCGCATCCGGTGGTGGTGCTTATTCGGCGACAGTGACCGAGGCGGTAACCGTGGACGAGCCGCGGTGACCGACGATGGTGTACGTGCCAGGGGCCTCGTACTCGTGGGTGTAGCTTCCGGTTTCGGCGTAGTCCCACTGGCCGTCGCCGAAGTCGTACCACATCGGGTCCGTGCCGGCCGGGACCGGGGCGATCGCTGCGGACAGGCCCGTCGGGGTGACGGTCAGCGAGGTCACTGCCGGGTCGGTCGGGTCCAGCAGCGGGGTCGCGCCGTCGAACACCTCCGGCGGGGCAACTTCCACGATCTGCACGCGGCGGTGAACCTTCGGCTTGAGCGGCTTGAACAGCGGAGCCGCGACGCCGCCGACAAGGTCAACGTTGTACGGGCCAGCGCCCCACAGGTTGTTGTCCTTGGTGGTCATGCCCGTGATGGACAGGTTGATGGCGCCGTTCTCGATCGAAACGTCCGAGATGGTGCCGCCGCCGAGGCGCGGGAGGATGATGTAGCCGAAGAAGCCCTGCGAGCCTGCGGCGGGGGTGGCGTCCGAGGACGCGCCCATCCACATTTCCAGCGCCACGTTCACGTCGCCGAGGTCGATGCCGGTGAGTTCGTCGATGCCGACGGCCACACCGTCCTCGTTCAGGACGAGTTCCTGTCCGGTGAGCAGGGTGAACAGGGAGAAGTCCACGCCGCAGAACTCGATTTCGACGCCGATGCCGGTGAAGGTGCTGACGGCGGTTTCGAGGATGCAGGACTCGCCGTTGGCGTTGGTCTGGCTGATGGCCTCGCCGTCCTCAACGTTCGTGGTCATGCCGATGGTCGTGAAACCCTTCGAGGTGACCACGGAGGAGTCACCGATGACGGGACGGCCTGCACCGTCCAGCAGCGTAGCCCTGATCCGCTTACCACGGAGGAAGGATACTGTCTTGCCCTTGCCCATTTACTTACTCTCCCTCGGGGGTGTAGGCCAGGATCGTCGAGCGTCCCTTGCCTTCGGCTTCGGCAGCGAGGACACGCTGCACTTCTTCCTCGTCGGCACCGTCGAGGTACGCGAGGACTTCTTCGACCCGCTCTTTGGAGGGGTCATACTCGGCCGGCTCGTTGTCGACGTCCGCGGACGGGCGCTCAACGGGCGCGGGATCGGGCAGGCGGGGGTCGTCCCCTTCGCCGTCGAGCAGGTCGCTCGGGACGATGTAGCCGTGGGACGTGGTGACCACGGAGCCGGACGGGAGCCCGAGGGCTTCGGCGGCTTCGATCAGTTCCCGGGCCTTGGCGGTGGAACGGCCAGCTACGAAGCTCTCGCCGTCACCCAGCTTTGGTGCGATTGCCATGATGGTTCTCCTAGTTGGTTCCGACGAGGATTGCTGCGACTGGTCCGCTGACCGTTGCGGCGTAGGGCCGCTCAGCCAGCGCGAAGTCTCGGTTGGCCTTCAGCGAAGGGCCTTCGAGGACATTGAGCTTCCCGGCCCACAGGTTCACCTGACCGCTGATGTACAGCCACGCGGTGCCTGCCGCGGCGTTCGCGACACCGGGACCGTCAGCGGAGTACCCGCCGCCGTTCGCGATGGGCGTGCCGTGGATGGTGTGCAGCTCGAAGCTGGCACTGACCTGCAGTTCGGGGATGAGGCCGACGGCGAAGCGGTTGCCGTGGATCAGCGGGCGTCCGTAGTAGTTCTCGGAAGCCCACTGCTCCAGCAGGCCGAGGGCCTGCCGTGCGTCCGTTACCGGCGTGCCGGGGGTTGGGGTGATGTCCACTGCCTCGGTGTTGAGGATCAGGGACTGGACGGCGGACTCGACTGCGTAGGATTCCCCGGCAGTAAAGGCCGCCTTCGCGATGGACTCGGGGTCGGCGCTGACCAGCAGCGCGGACTCGATACCGCGATAGACGACGAACTCCACGCCCTCCACGAACTCGACCGGATCAAAGACCTTGTCGGAGCCGTCGGTGGGCGCAGTACGCGAGTGGCCGGTGAGGACCGCCTCGTGGTTGACGCCGTGGTAAGCCGCGCTGTCAGCGTTATCGGTGATGACGTTGGCAAGCGGCAGAAGCCCTCCGATAGCGGGAGCTATCGCTGGTGCGTCTACGTGCAGTTTGTTCGGCATGGCCTACCTCCTTTCGGTGGGAGTGGATGAGGGGGCGATGGGCCACACCGCCCCCTCATTCAGTCCTTACGCGACGGGAGCGTTGAAGAGGTTGTCGTTGCTGTCCGAGTCAGCGGCACGGCGGCCGTTGGCGACGAACGGCAGGGTGATACGACGACCCTCACCGCACGGGTTGGTCATCAGGACGCCCTGCTCCATGAAGAGGTGAACGTAGTCGTTCTTCTTCAGCAGCACGGAGTCGTAGATGGTGTCGAGCGAGATGACCGGGGCGGTGCCGCGGACGTAGGTGCCGGCCGGGTACATGATGACCTCGACCGTGTCCGGGTAGGACAGTGCGAGGCCCGTGGTGGCGTCCAGCGCGATGTCCTGGTACGCGTTCAGCCACTGCACCTTGACGTTGCGGGCGGTGAAGTACGCGTCGATCTGCGCGTCCGTCACGGCGAGGGTGTCCACGCCGCGGCGCTGGGCGAGGTCGGCCCGGATGACAGCCTTGGCCCAGTGCGGGATCAGGGCTTCGAGGGTCTGCTTGGTCGACATGGCGTTGCGCTGGCGCTCACCGATGGCGACCAGTTCGACCACGTGGATCAGGTCGAAGGCGTTGCCGAAACCGCCCGTGACGTTCACAGCGGCACCGGTGAATGCTTCGATCTGGGCGATGGACTTCTTCGCCAGCTTCAGCTGGTGCGCGGTGGCGAGCAGGGAGGCGTAGCGCTCGACCAGTTCCGGCCAGCCCTGACGGAGCAGGAGCCCGGCTTCCATGCCGATGCCGACGGCGTCGAGGCGCTTCTCGACGAAGTCAGGAACCTCGGGACGGATGAAGGTTTTCTGTTCGACGCCGGCTTCGGCGGTCGCTTCGGTCATGTCCCAGAAGCCGACCTCGGACTCGTTGACCTCGGCGAAGGTCGGGCCCTTGGTGTACTGGACGCCGCCGCGGGTGATGGTGACCTCGGGGAGGTTGATCAGCCCGTCGATGTTTTCCAGCTTGCAGAAGTCCAGCGTGTGCTCGGACGGGGCGCCCCAGCCACCGGCAGCGATCAGGGAGCCGCCGGTGAGGCGGGCTTCCGAGGATGCCTGCAGCAGGAGTTCGGAGACGTTCCGGTCCTTCTGCGTGAACTGGTTGGCCGGTGCCTCGATGACGAGGGCGCCGTTGCGGACGCGACCGGCGCGGCCGTCGTTCGGCAGGGACTTCAGCCGGGTCAGGATGGCGTCGGCGGCGTCAGCGAAGCCGTTGAACTTCTGGCCCGCGGCGTAGCCGGGGACGTCAGCAGCGGCGACCAGCGAACCGCCGGCAGGGCGGGACGGTGCCTTGGACTTTGGGGCGGACTTCGCAGCGCGTGCGGCGAAGGAGGTCTTGCGTGCAGCGGCGGCCTGGGCCGGGGCTTCGGCGGGGGCGGCTTCTTCCTGCTCCTGCTCCTGCTCCTCAGCGGGTTCGGCGTCGGGGGCGCCGCCATCTTCGCCGTCCTCGTCGTCAGCGTCGCCGCTCTCGACGGCCATGTCCTGACGCAGTGCGGCCAGTTCCTGGGCGCGGACCTCAGCGGCCTGCTCGCGCTGTGCCAGTTCGGTGCGGGCGGCCTTGGTGAACTCGCGCAGGCCGGACATTTCTGCCAGCTGCTCGTCAGTTACTTCGGCGTCGGGGATTTCGGCGAAGGGAGCGAACTCAGCGAGTGCGGCCTCTACGGCTGCGGACAGCTCGTCGTTGTCGAGCTTGCTGATGTCAGCGGGGGCTTTGAACTTAGCCATGTCTATCTCTCCTTAGTGAGACGTAGCGACGTGTGGGGGTAAAGCGGACTTACGGGGTTCGACACACGGCCTACGGCGCGGAGAGTGTCCTACTGAGATTCATCATATGCGGACACGCCCGAAGATAATTCGCACTTCGGGCGTGTCGCTGTAATTATGCGCGCTTGTAGTCTCCGCCGGAGCGGGCTTTCTTGGCACGCGCCTCGACCTCTGTGGTGAACTTCTGCGAGAAGCGTCCATCGGCCGAGGTCCAAATGTATTCAGTTTTGCTGTTCTTGCTGCTGCACGCTCCACAAGCCATGGTTTACTTGCCTCCTACTGTCTGCATCTCTGCTTTGATCTTTGCTGACAACTCCGCGCGGACCTCGGACTTGAGGGCCGCGACCTTCTGCTGGCGGTCCCGCTTCGCGAGGTGCGCCTCTACCAGTACCGCAATCTCGCTCTCGCTGATCTTCCGCTCCGCGACGGGGACCACACCGGCAGCGACCAGTGACAACTGACGGCCGCCTTCCACGGCGAACCGTGCACGCGGAATCGGGAAACCGCCGACGTTCACTGCCAGTGCCGCCACCATCTCGTACGACTCCTCGCCAGCGACGCGGACGGTGCGCCAGTCCCCGGACAGCCCGGCGGCGGCAAGCTCGCGCACGTCGTTGGCTGTCAGGCCCTCGCGGAGCATCCCCGCGAACCAGATGCCATGCTCGTCCTCGCCGCACGTCACGTCGGCGGCGACAGCGCCTGTGTTGTCGTAGTGCGCGGCGGCGACGCGGAGCCCGTAGGTGCCGTCGGCGTGCCCGGTGCCCATGGTGATCTGACCGACGGCGACGGGACCGGCGTCGGTGAACACCTGCCCGGTCAGGAAGTACGCGTAGTCGGTCATGCTCGGCGGCGCGGTGGTGCAGACTTCGTATCCGATGTGGCAGGTTTCCCAGCCCGCGATGTGGCCGAACACGCGCCCGTCCTCCGTGACGGTGAGCGGGGTCAGCTGCTCCAGTTCCGGGTTGCGGAACGCGTCGGCGGGCAGCTTGGTGATGACGGCGGAGGCGACCAGTGACGCGGCCGGGCCGATTTCCTGGTGCATCTCCACGGTTTCCCCGGACGCCTGACCCGGCCATGCGCCGAGCGCCCGGTAGTGCAGGTTCGCGCACAGGCCCGAGAGCCATTCCGGGTTCTGCACGTACTTGCCGAGGTTCGCGCGGCAGCGGTTGAAGTCCCCGGGAGCGCCCCAGCCGATCTTGGCGGCGCCGCGTCCGTCCACCCAGTAGGAGGTGATTTTGTGCGTGGGCTTCGGGTCGGTGATCCAGCCGGGTCCGTCCATGGTTTTCGGCGGCACGACGTCGAAGGATTCAACTCCACTGGAAGCTTCGGTGTCCGGTTCAACTACAGGGGCCCCTGACTTGACCGGTTCTTCGGCGATGGGTTCGCCCTTGTCGCCGTCCGCGTCGGCCCACGTGCCGATGGCGACGAACGCTTCGGCGAACGCGGGGATGGAGCAGATCGTCGCGGAGGAGATGCGGCCGGTGCTGAACTCGACAGCGTCGCCCTCCGACCCGACGGCGACCTCGGCGGCGTCAAGGTCCACGGAGACGCCGCGCATGATCTTGTTCGCGAGGAGCCGGATCGCTTCGTACGCCGGGGGCGAGGTGTCGAACACGCCTTCGGCTTTGACGAGTCCGCCGTCGCGGAAGATACGGTCGATGCGGCCGACCGGGTAGGAGCCCTTGTGCCCTTCGTCGTCTTCCCACATGAACTTCAGCGGCAGCGGCAGCGGCCGGTTGGTCAGCGCGCCGGCCGAGAACATCCGTCCGTCGCCGGAGGGCACGCCTTCGGGGGCGAGCACGCCGTACCACGGGACTTCGGCGAACACCTCGGCACCTTCCAGGGATGCCATTTCCTCCTCAAGCTCGTCCATCGCCTGTTCCTCCTCGGGAGTGGACTCGGGCGCGGGCAGCGGTTCCGCGTCGCTGGCAAACTCTTTCTTCGGCACGTTCCCTCCAAGGGGGTATTCGGTTCGTTCTTCCCCGTGCCAGAGCGCGAGGCGGTCAAAGGTGATGGATTCCCCGGTGTAGTCGGCGAGCGCGGGAGTGTCCGGGTAGCCGAGGGTCAGGTGCGGTATCCATGTCGGGAACTGCTGGACCCCGTCGTGGACGGCGCGTACCGGGTCCTTGGACAGGATGGAGCCGCGGATTTCGGCGAGGTTCGCGGCGTCCAGCAGCACGACGTCGGCCTGATCGCCACCGAGGGTTCCCCGGCCGGACACTTTGTCGCTGAACGTCGGCAGCACCGCGGCGTGGTCGGCGAGGACTTCCTTGATGACGGTCGGGTCGAACGCGGCGGTGTCCCCCAGGAACAGCAGGGTGACGTGCGCGCCGGAAGATTCGGAGGACGCGGCCGACGCCGGGTCGCTCTCGGCGGGCAGGGCCACGATGACCGAGGAGGTGTACTCCTCCTCTGTTTCACGTGAAACATCGCCGTCGGTTTCACGTGAAACATCCTCGGCCGCGGCGGTGATCGTCTTGGTGGTGAAGCTTTCGGTCAAGGTGGGCCGGGCGACGCAGCGGCAGTTGATCCACACCGACGGGTCCCCGACCGGCTGTCCCGGGTACATCAGTTCCTCCCCGGCGACGGAGAACGGGGTGCCGGTGGGAACGGTCTGGCCGTTGACCTCTTCGTGGGAGGAGCGGACGTCACCGTCTGCCATGGTGACCCACTCCAGACCGACGGACGGGTCCGGGTCGGCGGTGGTCGCGGCTTCGGTTCCGGCGTTGATGGCGGCGGAGGCGAGCCAGCGGGTCAGCGTGTTCAGCTGCGCCTGCTCCTGCTCCGGTGCGGGGCGTTTCGTTTTGCCCAGCGCCTCGCCGATTTCGTGGGTGAACGCGTCGCGCATGTCATCCATGACTGGACCCCACGCGTCGGACTCGGACCGGGCCGTCTCGTCGAACACGTCGAGGGCGGCGGCGACGGCGGAGCGTTCCCACGAGGGCAGGCCCACCCGGCTCAGCGCATCCCGCACGTGCGGTAGCAGCCGGGAGTACGCCTCCTCGACGACGCCCTTGCGTTTGGCAGCGAATGTTTCACGTGAAACAGAGAAGCTCTCGGGGCGGATCATTTCGCTGTGCTCCGCTCTCCGTCGCAGCGGACGCAGACTTCCCACCACCACATCCCGGGGTGGACGCGGGTGTTGTGGAAGCCGAGGGCGCAGAGCAGGGGAAGCTCGTACCATTTGGGCTTGCGGCCGGGATAGATCATGCTGCTACTGCTCCGCTCTGGAAGTCGCGCAGTTCAAGGCCGAGGACCATGTACCGGGCGAAGTGGTCGTAGGTGTGGGGCGTCTTGGTGCTCATCAGTTCCGTGCAGTACGTGTTCAGCATCGGCGTGAGCCAGTCGTCGTGGACGCCGTACCGGTGCGCGATGTCCGCGACCTGCGTCCAGGCGTCCGCGAGCAGGAACTCGGTGTCGTCGGCCCCGACGAACTGGTAAAGCTCGGCGGCCTTGCAGTTGACTTTCAGCCCGCCCATCTTGGTTTTCAGCTTGTTCCCGGCCCGTTCCAGCGCCCGGATGACGATCTGCTCGGCCGCGGCGATCAGCGCGTACTTCCGTTCCCGGTCGGCGGAGGGGACGTTCCCGGCGTCGCGGGCGTCCTTCCGGCGTTCGGACTCTTCCGGGTCGGGCAGGTCCTGCGTCGGGTGCTCCGCGATGGACGGCTGGGGCCTGCCCTCGGTGCCGATGAGTTCGCCGGCGACCACGTCACGGACGACCGTGAGGTCCACGCCGAGTTCCCGCAGCGCGGCCTCGACCAGTTCCGGGGTGGTGGACCCGGCGGCGACCTTGCGGGTGAACCAGAGGGCACGCTCCTTCTCGTCCATCGCGTCGTCGTCGTCGAAGCCGGTTTCCCGGATCAGTGCCCTCCCGGAGAGTTCGCCAAGGTTGTACAGTTCCAGCGCTTCCTTGGACCGGTTCGGGCGCAGCCGCATCTCGGAGGTGTCCGCGCCGATGGAGAACGCACGGATGTCCCCGGTGAAGTCCTTGTCGTCCTTGAGCAGCGGACGCAGGAACCCGGACGCGAGCGAGGTGGTGATGATCTTCAGCAGCGGCTCGGTGTGGGACTTGATCGAGGACTCGTCCGCCTGCCACGCGGCCCAGTGGTTGGAGTCCGCTGAGCCCTGCAGGACTTCCGGGGGCATGTCCATGCCGAGCGCGAGACGGCGGATCGCTTCGGTGCGCAGTTCGATGGCCTTCTCGTCCAGCCCGGACCAGAACGTCAGGTGCTGGACGGCGGCGATCGCTTCGGCCGGTGCCGTGATGACCAGCGGGACCAGCGCGGAGGCGTGGTCGCGCTGTTCGATCGAGGTCGCCATGAGTTCCTGGATGAGGTTCATCAGGTCCTCGGCGTTGTTCGCGGAGCGGGCCGGGGCTTCGGGGTCCGGGTTCGGCGGCGTCGGGAACGTCATCTCCGAGGGCATCAGCAGGATGCCGGCCCCGGCGAGGCGGGAGTCGACCTGCGCGGCGACGTGCTGGCCGAGCTTGTCCAGTTCGTTCAGTGTGGACAGCAGCGCCCGGGCCGGGGAGATGGCGGAGTCGGGGTCCAGCGGGTCCGGCTTCCAGAGCCTGACGGCGAGGACGTTCGCGGGGTCCACTTCGAGGGTGCGGTCGTTGATGCGCCAGTACCCGTTCTCGCCCTGCGGCCGGGTGATGCGGGTGGAGGCGACGATTTCCCATTTGTCGCCGCCGTCCCCGAACGCATCGGGGTCCGGGTAGCCGACGATCCACGCTTCCCCGGCGACGGAGAAGTGCACGCCGAGGAGCCTGAGCATTTCGGCTTTGCCGTCGCGGTCGCCGAAGAGTTCGCGGAGGTACTCGACAGCCGGTCCTGACTTGACCGGCTTCACTTCCCCGCGCTTCTCCTCGGTCGCGAACAGTACCGCCTTCGACAGCTGTGCGCCGACCCAGTCGCACGCGTAGCGGAACTCACCGATCTTGTGATAGAACATCCACGCCTGGGACTGCCAGCCGTCGGAGCGTGTATTCCGGGTGATGTTAGTCAGATTGCGCGTTCCCACACGCGCAGCAGAAGCCACCAAAGAGTTCGGCGGCTCCTCCTTTACTTCCCTGCGAGTGCGTCCCATGGGCTACGCGACCTCATCTCTTTCGACGATCATGGCGTTGATGTACGACGCGGCGAGGACAACGTTGACGACCCACCACGTCCAGTGGAGGTTTGCGAGGTAGCCCCATGCGCCAATGATGGCGGTGACCCAGAGCGACATGCACCAGTGGCAGTGGAACAGGGTATTCCAGCCTGAGCCGTCAGTCTTGTCGTCCCACTTCATGCGGAGCCATACCACCGGCGGAAAACTGTCCTGCGTCAGGAGTCTTGTGAGCCGCGCGGAGGAGACGATCCATACCACGACGGCCAAAGTCAGAATTACGCCAGCGGGAATGTCGGCGAGAAGTTCGGTCATGCTTACGAGATTACCGTGCAAACATCCACTTATTGGCGAACAAGGCTCCGCGCCGCGAGTGCTTTACCGATTGCCATTTCGTCCGAGGTCAGTTCCAGTTCGCTCCGCGGGGTGTACCCGAAGAGTTTGGAGCGCTGCCCGCTGAACATGTTCAGTCCCGCGGGGAGTCCCTGATGCAGTCCCTGCCGGATCGTGCCCTTCGGTGCGGCAACGTGGGAGTCCCCGAGTCCGGCCGACAGTTCGGTGAGCCCGTGCACCAGTGCGTCCACCCGGTCGGGGGAGTCGGCGGCACCCGGGACCCATTCGGTCATCTGCGTTTCGAGATTCTCGAACTTGTCGAGGTGATGCACGCGGTCCTGCTCGTACAGCGCCACGATCGGCTCCGCCCTCAGCGCCTTGCCCCGGCGTGAGTGGACGAGGTCCACGGGCCCGTTCTTCCGTGCGTTGCGCAGAGTGGACAGCACCATCTCGCCGCCGTAGTTCTTCTCCGCGATGACCTTGTCCGCGTCGAACTCGTCATACGCCTTCCACGCCTGCTTCGCCCAACCGTCCGGGGTGTACGTGCCCGAGTAGTCCGCGAGGACATAGAACCGATCCCCGGCCTTCCCGACCACCACGATGCCCGTCTCGTCGCGCTTCTTGGAGGACGTGCCTGCCGGGTCGATCGCGACCACCACGCGGTCCATGTCCTTCGCCGTCACGGGGTAGAACAGCGTGCTCTCCTCGGTCACCGAGGGCAGGATGCGGTTGTCGTGGATCATCGCCCACGTCCACAGCGCCCCGACGATGTCCTCCAGCACCTCGCCGTAGAGTTCCTGGCGGCCGAGCCGGGTGCCTTCGTACTTCGCGAGCATGACCTTGCGGAACGAGGGCGCGAGGTTGTTCATGTTCGCGTACGTGGACACCGTGACGGAGACGGTGTCGGGCTCCGCGATGAGGGCCTTCATCCACTTGGTCGGCAGCGGCGTGGTGGAGCACAGCACAACGGGGCGCCGGCCGAGGCGCAGGCCGAACATCATGTTGTCCCAGACCGCTTCGATGAGGGCGAAGTGGGCGGGTTCGTCGAGCCAGACGGCGGCGTGCTGCGGGCCGCGGAGCCGTTCGGGTTCGTCGCCGGTGAAGGCGGAGATGATGTGCCCGCCGCGGTGCTTGGTGTTCCGGCAGCGGCAGGGGACGGTGATGCGGCGCTTGGAGGATTCCCACAGCGCCGGGATTTTCGCGTTGTCGAACACGGCGAGCAGCCCGGAGTCGCCTTCGACCATCGTGTCTCGGATGTGGGAAATGGTGGGTCCGATAATGGAGGTGCGCTCAAGGGATGTGGACATTTTGCGGATCCATTCGGACCCGGAGCGGGTCTTGCCGCTGCCACGCCCGCCCTTGAGCAGCCAGACCAGCCAGTCGTCGCCTTCGGGGGGCCACTGGTCCCCTCGTGCGTGCGGGTAGTCGTATTCGTCGTGCGGCTGGCCGTCGCAGGTGCGGCCCTTGGTGCAGTACCAGACCTTCTTCTGCTTCTCAGAGGACGCGAGGGCGGCGAGGAGCTTGTCCTTCGACTTCTGGTCCCACTTTTCCCACTCCTTCGGGTCGAAACCCTTCGGCGCTGCCGTCATGACCGCGCTCCCCCCGTGTAGACGTCCGCATACCCGGCCCCGAGCAGTGCGTTGCTGACGCTGTTGGACTGCTCGGTGGTGATTTCCACCAGCCAGCGTCCGTACTTGTCGGGATTCTTGTACGTATGGATGTGAACCAGCGATCCGACGGGTGCAGTCTCGTTTGCGAGCGCTGTCGCTTCGCTGTAGAAGGACTCTCCGCGTTCCGGGGTGTCGATGCCGTGCAGACGGAACCGCGTTTCGGTGAACATGCGGAATCCAAGGTCGACGCGGAGGTCTACGGTGTCGCCGTCCACCCAACGGACGACAGTGGCGGAGTATTCATACATGCCTCCATGCTAGACCGCCGTTGCTGGCACTCCGCGAAGGCGCTCCTGACGCCACTTCCACCAATTCTTCCCATACATCAGGCCATAACCGACCGCGGAGAGGTAAAAACCGTACTGTCCGGTGACTGTGGCGAAGATAATCCACAGCACCTGTGCCATTAGACCGATAAACCAGCCCCAGTGGGACTTCCGGCCCGCGATTTCCATGCCGATAAGCCCCACAATGGCGAGCACGACACTCCCGATGAACTGAAAACTCCAGAAATTCACAGCATCTCCCGCAGTTTGTCGATGAACCAGGCGCCGAAGCCCCGGCCGTCGTCCCCCGTTTTCCTGGAACGGCCGAAACCGGCCGCCGCACGGTACTCCGTAGGGACCGCCATGTGTTTGAGAACCTCGGAAAGGGGTATGTCAAGGTCGTGGGCGACGAACGCGGCGATCGCCCGGCGCGCATAGCCCTGCATCGAGATGCCGCGGCGCATACACGCCTCATCCAGCAGCACACGGAACGGGTCGTCGAACGTCGCCAGCACCCCGGAGACGCGCTCCGTGTGCCGCTTCGAGCGCTTCTGCCGCGCCTGCACCCGTTCCAGTGCCCGCTGCTGCCAGCCGGGGGTCGACGGGTCGGTGAAACCGGCCAGATTCCCGCGCGGATTCGCCATCAGAAGCTGCCCTCCTCGACGATGTCGGCGTCCAGAATCTCCGCCTCGTCCGCTTCAGTGGAGGCCCCGGCCAGCGCGGTCATGCGCTGGACATATTCCTGGATGTGCTCGTCCGACGGGCTGATCTGCACCTGAGTCGGCGCGTCCACGCCCCAGACCTTGCCGATCCGGTCCACAAGGGCCAGCGCCCGGGCATTGTAGGCCAGATGCTGCGGGTCCTTCGGGTCCACCGCCTTGCCCATCACGGACTGCAGCAGACGGTTCAGCCGCCGGTCGGTCAGAACCCGCATCTTCTCTCGGTCCCCGGGGGCGTCGGCGCTGTTCGCGAGGATCCGCTCCACGGCCTGACGGCAGCGGTACGCGGAGGAGTACCCAGCGATCTTCGCGGCCTCGGTGTAGGAGGCGCCGGAAAGGACCAGCGCGAGCGCCATCTGGCCCTTACTGCCGGTTTCGTCCTTGTCGAGGTCCGCGTTGACGTCCTCCCCGGCCTCGACCCGTTTCGCCAAGTCCTTCGCGCCGGCCAGCGGCTCGGCTTCTTTCTTCGCCATCAGAGGTTCGTTGTCCTAACTACACAGTCGTCGCCGTACTCGTCCGCGAGGGTCGCGAACGCTTCGTCCCGGGCGTCCTGGTCCTTGAAGTCGAGGACCACCTGGAAGATGCCAGAGGGCGCGACGCCGTGGCCGAAGCCGTCGGCGGTGGGGATCGGGGTCAGGTTCGCCTGATCCTGCAGCAGCTGCAGGAACGAGTCCTGCGTGTAGCCGGAGCCCGCGAAGCCGAGGTCGGTGTCCATGAGTTCGCGGAGCAGGGTGATTTCCTGGGCCTGATCGACGCGGGCGAGCTTGCCGGTCTTGTTGTCGCCGACGAGGATGCGGACGGTGCCTTCGCGGTCCTTGTCCAGCCACACCACCGGTATCTCTTTGGCGCCGAGGGCGTGCAGGGCCTGATATCTGTGGTTCCCGGCGAGGATGTAGCCGGTGGCCCGGTCCACCGTGATGGTGGTGTAGAAGCCGTTGACCTGAATGGACTCGATGAGGGCGTCGACGTCGCCGTTGTTAGGGTTGTCGGGGTGTTGCCGGACTTGGTCGATGGGGACGAGGTTCGGCTTCACTCCTTCGGCGAAGCTGACGGCCTTCATGCTCCGCACTCCCTGCAGATGGGTTCGGTGTCGTCAAGGTCGTTGCAGACGATGCACTCGCGGGACTCGTCCGGGTCCGGGTTGCGGGTGGCGTCGGAGATGTCCAGTCCGCAGAGGGACAGGTCGATGTTGCACTCGCAGTACAGGTGGCAGAGGTCGTCGTCCGCGGCGGGGACGGTTGCGGCCGGAGCGGGGGCGGTCTGTGTGCTCATTTCCGTCCGATCTGCGCTGCGGTCATGAGAGCCTGGAGCCCCTTGGCGGCCTTCCCGTAGGTCCTTTCGAGGTCCTCGCGCTCGGCCTTGGTCATGCGGACGGTGATCACTTCGGTCTTGGCCGCGTCACCTTTCAACGGCATCGCCATCAGCGGGTCACCGCCCAAATGATCAGCGCTACAACATGCGCGGCGAGGATGGCCCCGACCGCGCCCAGCACAAGAGTCCCAGCAACTCTCATTTTCTTTCTCACAGCGTCAGTTCCTCGTAATCTCTAGTCATTTGTTCGTTCGTAAGTTTGGAGAAGTTGCGGCCTTCTTTGACGATCCAGTCGCCCCATTCAGCGCGGACCCTGCCGTTGCAACAACTGAAGTAAATCCTCACCCCAACGTTACCTACCGCTGGGTGCATTACACCGTTTACCATGCGGGCGATGGCTCCGGCGTTTTCGTCAGTGATCTGAATGGCAGTGATCGGGTGCGGCTTCTTGGTGAAGGTCTTGATCGCTGGCATCAGCCCGGTCATTGTGCTCATTGTTAGTTCCCCGGCTTCTTTGCAAGGTCGATGGATTCGGTGGTGAAGAGGATGGTGCCCGCGACGGACAGGACCAGGAACAGCCACGAGAAGGCGTCGTTCTCCACGATGCCGTTCGCGATCTTATAGGCCCACGCGACGGACCCAGCGAAGCACAGGCCCGCGAAGAACGCGCTGAGCCAGAATTTCCGGCTCATGCGGACTCCCCGCGGAACAGCCGGTCGATGGCCTCGGCGCGGAGACTGGCTTCCTTCCGGTCCAGGATGTCCTTGACCAGCTTCCGGCCCTCGGGGTCCTCGATGACTCCCTGCAGCCAGGACTCCAGTTCCGCGTCCCGCCGCTTCGCGAGCCTGAGGAGGGTGTCCTTGAGGATGGAGTCGAAGATCGGTGTGCCGACCGGTTCGTGGTGGATCGCCGCGAAGTCCCGCAGGCCCGGGTGGATGGTCGCGCGGCTCTTGACCGTGGACCAGTCGATGTCCTCGATTTCGACGGCGGGCACCTGCGCCTGCAGGGCGTGGCCTTCCTTGGCGACCGAGATGAGGGTGTCCTCGGCGGGGACGAGCCCGATGTTCTCGTCGACCCAGACCATGGGGGCGGCGGTGCCGCGGTAGGTGTGTTCGGGCAGCGGCGCCATGAAGAGGAAGGGCTCAGCGCCGGGCATTGACGGGTGGCTGTACGGTGACTGGGCATAGTCGGTCATTACGCGTTCCTAACGATGATGATCAGGATGATGTGGGCGGGGATGAGGATGACGCCGAGCGCGAGCGCGAGGTTGAGCCGGAGCCGGTTCATTTCCTGCCGGGTGCGGCGCATTCTTCCCGTGACGTGCGTGGAGGGGATGCCTGCCGGTTCGTGCCGCTTGTCGATCCGGTACACGGGGTCCACGAGGTGGGCTTTGTCGACGCTGATGACCGGGACCGGGTAGGTGCGGTTCGCTTGTTCGAGGATGTCGGCGAGGGACAGGCCGTCCTGCTTCGCGTGGAGCATCTGCTCGTCGGTGAGGGCGCCGGCTTCGGAGAGCCGGATGAAGTGGTCCCGGCTGACGCGGACGGGCTTGCCGTGCGGGCCGGTGAACTCAACGGCGTCGGGGCCAAAGTACTGGGTCGGGTGTTCGTCGTCGAGGCTCATTTGGTGCCCCCGTAGGTGCGGACGAACTCGTCGAAGGAGATGTCCTTCGTGGCGCGGTGGTAGTCGCGGACCCCGAGGGCGAGGAAGAAGGCCCAGAGGCCGGTGACGCACAGGCCGAGGGCCCAGGACTGCGGGGTGTCGGAGGAGCCGGGGAAGGGCAGGACGGTGAGGGTCAGCTGCAGGGCGGTGAAGATCGCCCACTTGATGATGTCCGCGCGGGCTTCGCGCTGCTTCTCCAGGTCCGTCACGGTGATGTCGGGGCTCATTTGCGCACCCCGTAGAACTTGGCGGTGGCCGCGTCGATCCAGTCGGCGGTTCGTTTCAGGATCCGGCCGGGCAGGGAGTGCGTCGGGGGTGCCGTGACGTCCTCGGGGAGGAGCAGGCCGTTGCGTTTGGCGTGGACTTTGCGCATGATCGCCCCGTCGTGGGCAAAGCGGGAGAGGAGGATGGCGAGGGAGTTGGCGCTGTCGGGGGGCAGGAGCACGGCGGCCGCGGCCCCGTTGTCGCCGGTGATGGAGAGGATGAGGTCCCCCTCCTGGGCGGTCAAGTCGCTGTCCCCGTGCGTCTCGCCGTCCTGCATGAGCCTGACCTGTACCTGCAATGTGTCCCCCTCCGTACGGCGGAGCCGTAGCGAGTTGTAGAAAATCCAACATGTATACGAATAACTATGGGGCACAAGTAGTTGGAGTGCCGCATTATGAGTAGCGTGTCGTGCGTTACAGGTGGTGCGCGTGGGAGTATCTCCCCGAAAACAGGTAGCGCCATACCGTATACAGGTTGGGGGAACACCCCCTATGGTGGTTAACAAGCGGACCAAGAGCCGCACCAGTTGAAGAATGTCAGCGAACAGTAACAGCAGATTCAGTATTGGTAAGTCGCCTGACCGAGAGCCCGCCTTCCTTCCCCCTTGGAGGCGGGTTTTTCTCTGCCCATCCCGTATACTGTTTCAGCAAAGAAAATTGAGACCTTCTCTGCAACCGCAGACGGCCCCTGCCATGTCGACCCCCAAGTCCTGGCAGGGGCTTTCTCATGCCCGTACACTCATACCCGTGGGCCCCCTTGCCAAGCGAGGGGGCCCTGTCCATGCCCAAAAAATTTGCCGGCGCCCCCCACCCGGACGAACATCCTTCGACTCCGCCCCGTGGGACCCCCCTATCAGCCCGCCCCCAGCACCATCACGGCCAGTCAAATCTTCGGTGTATACGGTTTGCGGCCGAATTAGTGCATGGATAGCGCGGTGGCCAGCGTAAGGGGCCGGCGCCCGCGTGCGCGTTGCGTGTGGGTGGGGGGTGCGTGCGTGTGTGGGGGGGACTGGTGGACGTCCATCACTTCACCTGACACCGGACTTGACACGAATCCTGATATGCGGAATAGTCATCGGTGTCAGGCCAACCGGCCCGGCACCGAAGAATCACCGAACGGAAGGCAGGACACAATGTCCGCTCGCAAACCCCGCACCACCAAAGCCGCCCCCGCATCAGCGGAGGAGTCTGCCTCCACCACAGTCGCCGTGATGGAGCCCGAAGTCATCATCGACCTCCCCCCCATGGACGCTCCCACCGATGGACGCACATCAGATCAGCCCGCCGACCTCTCATGGACCGACGTCGTCAAGGTTCTCCGCAAAGGCTTCGCTACCGACGCCCGGAAACTCAAGGCACTAGACGCTATGAGGGACGCAATGCTCGACTTCCGCGTCGATATCGTCCGGGCCACCGTCGTTGCCATGGCCTTCCCCGAATCCCATGCCAAAGCGGGCAAAACCGCGGGCCAACCGTCACAGTCCGTAGTCGCCGAAGCGATCGGAATCAACCGGCTCACGTTCACGCCGTTCTGGAAGGCGGCCATGGCCCACGCCGAAAAATATCAGGGCTCAGTCGCCGGTGAGCCGACCGACGCGGAACGCGAACTCGTCGCCAGCTTCTGGAAGGGCGAAGCGCTCCGGGCCCGGGCACGCCGCGAAGCGACCGCACGGAAGGCAGAGAAAACGGACGCGCCGAAGGCTAAGGGTGAAACCGCGGGTGGTTCCTCCGGCACCACTGAGGGGGAAACTGATGGGCGTACATCGGTTCCGGAGGATGTGAAAGTCGCTGATGTTCTCGCGGCTGTCTCTCAATTGGAGCTGGTGATGACTGCTTACACGAGGGAACTTGGTTTTGATCGTGCGACGGCTGACGCTATCGCGGAGAAGCTGGCGACGATTGGTGCGACGTTGGAGTCTCACACGGTTTGAGGTTCAGTGGGGATTCTCCCCGGGGGTTGTTTCCCCGGGGGGATGTTCCCCCTCCTGTTGGTTCAGCAACACCTCTCTCCCTCTCTCTAGCTCTCTCTCTACGGGTGACGGCGCTGAGCCCTGGGCTTTTCCCTGGGGGACGTGGGTCATTCTCTGCCGCCGGCTCATCGGCGGTGGTGACTGATGTACGTACATCAGATCATCCGTATTCCGATCACTCACTGAAGGGTTCCACTCATGTCCTCACTGCTCACTGAAATCCGTGTCCATGTTTCCGTCGCTTGGGAGCAGATCAATGAACAGCTGCACCGATTCCGCCTGCGCCACTCACTGAAGTACCGCTATGCATGGGTTCATGAGATGAGAGCGTTCCGCGCTGAGTGCCGGCGGAATGACGCCGTCGCCCGTGCCATCGCCCAGTTTGAATACCAGACTGCCTACCGTGACGCTCACCGGGCGTCCCCCCTGCTCTCGGCCGGTTTCGTGTCGTGGGTGGATTCTCAGAAGTAGCTGCTCACTGATGGGCGTCCATCACTTCACCGAACCGGTGGACGTCCATCACTTCCCCTCCCGCTTTCATTCCTCACCGAAAGGCTCCCGCCATGCCCGCACCCGTTGACGCTCACGTCGTCGTCACTTCGATCGTCGGCACCTTCCACTGCACCGACGTTGAATCCACCCCCACCACTGTTCGCCAGTGGTTCCGGGATTCGCCGGTGGCGCTCACCGATCCGGTCTATGCGTTCGGCTGGGCGGCTGACTCCGCATTGGTGGCGGCCGAAAACGACCGCATCACCCGCGATGTGTGGCTGATCATCGGGGGCAGGGTCGCCGATCATGCCCACATCCGGGGCGTCTGAGTGATGGACGTCCATCACTAATCACCCGCACTGTCCTCACTGAAAGGAAACCGTCATGCCCATGCCGTCCAGCTTCATCGTCCTCGCCACCTATCCAAAGACGCGTCAGCCCGTGGCACTCGCGTACTGCCGCACCGAACCCCGGGCGCTGAACGTCGCCATCGATTCCATGTACGAGCACGCCGGCCGCGGGTCGGAGTTCCAGGTCTGGGTGCTGAACCCTGACGGGACCCTGCTTTACGCCGACGGCAACATCACAGCACGTCACGGCGTCACCGCCTAATGTGATGTACGCCCATCAGTTCCACACCACCCGGACCACCACCTGCCCGAAAGGCTTCTGCCATGCACCTTCGCCTCACCGTCACTGCCGCCGTACTCTCACTCGCCTCACTCACTGCCTGTGGCGCTGACCCGTCCACTGATGTACGTCCATCGGTCACCCTGCCCCCGGCGCTGACCGTCCCGGCACCGACCAACCTGCCGCACATCCCGGCGGCCGAGGTCGAGGACGCGGACCCGTCACCGGATGAATGCTACGAGACGGGCAACTATATCTGCGGGCCAGCGAACAAGGATTTCGAGGCCGCCGGATGGCAGGTCTGGCAGCGTGAAAACGGCGCAGCCAAGCTGAAAGTGGACCCGTCCCGGCCCTATGTTGTCAGGTACAACGGCACCGCCAGGCATTATCCGACGGTCACTGATTCGAGCGCTGTCGTCGCCGGCATTGACGGGCTGTGGCACGTGTTCACTGCGGTTTACACCGACTAGACAGCCCTGACACCCAGCTTGACACGAACCCTGACATGTGGTAGAGTGGTACTCGTTCGGCTCCCCCCTGTGATCCGTCCGGCGGGGAGCTGAACGGCCAACCGATGGACGCCCATCAGTCACCGTCTACCACCACGAAATGCCAGCGTCGCTCCTCTTAAAAAGGTGCGTACGTGAACCACGAGCAATCACCTACCAAGTCACCCCATTACTGATGGACGAACATCAGTAACGACCACCCGAAATGAGCACACAACATGCCCACCAAAACCACTCCCGCCCACCGTGCAGAACTCAGCCACCGTGCCATGGTGATCGGACACGAAATCCGTGCCAGCATCCCATGGTGGAACGTCATTGAACGTCACCGCATCGGCGCCCTGCTCAACACCATGGCACCGACGGTGACCAACTGACGGACGCACATCAGTAAGATCACCCGCACTCCCAACCACCAGAAAGGCACGGCCATGCTCAACCTGTACGCACTGAAAGTCGGCGACGAAATCATCGTCGGCACCCGCGGCTCGACCCCGTCGGTCATGACGGTCTACCGCATCGACCCGCCCGGCACCTACGCCACCTCTCACACCGACGGCCCGCACATCAACGCCCACATCAGGCCCGGCGGGTACGGCCTGTCCTTCGACTACTCCCACCTCAGGTCCGGATCCATCGCGGCCCGCACCCCGGCCGAGCACTACGCGCTGACCCACTCCGATGACAAGGAAACGTCATGACCCTCTTTGCGAAGATCACCTCGACCCGGACCGGGGAAACCTACCTCGTCGAGGTCCCCACGAACGACCCCGTCGAGGCGCACACCCGGATGAGCGCCATGTTCGACCGGCGCCACCCGGCATGGGCGCACCTTGAGTATCACGGGATCGTCGCCGGGGACAAGGACTCCGACATCTGCCCCGGGTGCGGGCAGAACCACGACGGCACCGACGAAGCCGACTGGCCCGACGTCGGCGCGGCCGTACTCTACACCCTGACGCTGGCACTCGCCGCGCTCTACTACATCCACAAGACCCAAGGGAAATGACCATGCCCCAATCCACTGATGGACGTCCATCAGAAACCGAAGCGCCCATCCTCACCCCCTTCTATCTCACGTTCGGGACCATGTACCGGCCCGCCGGACAGGCCCGTGACGAGTACGAGGCCCACCCGCACTGGCCGTACGCCGACCCGAGCGGGTGGGTGACGATCATGGCGACGGACTACCTCGCGGCCCGCCGGCAGGCTGACCTGTACTTCGGGGACAAGTTCTCCACCGTGTACCCGCCGGAGCGCTTCGACACCTCATCGAGCCGGCGGTTCTTCCCGAGGGGGCAGATCGCGCTGATCACCCAGGGTGCCATCGACGTGTCGACCCCGGATGCGCCGCTGCCGCGGTTCACCATCGACAAGCCGCAGTTCCACGGCCATAAGCCCGGTGACGTGGTCGCCGAGCGGATCGAGGGCAGGCTCACCACCTCCCCCTACGCCGGGGATGAGACTGTCGAACTCTTCCACCCGGGGGACTGTGCCGAGCGTGGCAAGGCGCTGTTCGAGTACATCTTCAACCACGACGGGCATGTCCTCGCGCTCGAAATCGACTGGCAGAACCCTGCCGAGTGCGCCACCTGCCACATCTCCATCACCTGACCCGCCCATTCACCCGTACTCCACGAAAGGCACAGCCATGCCCACCAACGACCCGGTCGACAGGTTCCTCAGCGCCCGTCACCTCATCACCGCCATCCCCGGCACCACCGAACTGTCCTACTACAACGGCAAGGTCCACATGACGGTGGACTGCTTCGAGGCGCTGAGCACCGCCGCAACCGGTGGACGTCCATCAGTTCAGCCCGACGCCGACGTATGGGCCGCCCTCGACAAGTTCAAGGAGGATCAGCGGCGGGAGAAAGCTGACCGGCTCCGGCAGGAGCGGGCCGAACGATACCGGGGCGCGGCCCACGTCCCCGGGGACAAGCCGGTGCACGTCCACGACTGCGGCTCGTGTGTTTTCCTCGGCACCCGCTCCGGGAACGGCAAACGGTACGACCTGTACTACTGCCCCTCCCGGGAGGAGTCCACCATCCCCTCGGTCATCGCACGCTACGGCGCTGACGCTGACTACATCTCCGGGCTGGAGTTCATCAGCATCGAACCCATGCTGGCCCAGGCGTTTGTCCTCGCCCTGCAGGCTGGCCACATTTCCACCTCCGCACTCCGCCACTGATGGACGTCCATCAGAACCTGAAAGGAAACACCATGCCCGACATTGCTTACGTGGCCCGCCTGCCGAAGTGCGACTTCTGCGCCGAGGCAGGCATCGAGAAGGATGCCACGCACGACACCCGGACAGTGCTCGGCCCGTGGGCCAGTGTCTGCGACTACCACCTCGCCCAGTACGGGGTCGGCCGGCTCGGCACCGGCTACGGCCAGCGCTACATCGTCGGGGACAGGCCGCCCGTGACGGATGATGAGCGCCGGGCCAGGGTCGCCGCGGCGTTGAAGCACAACTCGATGTCCGAGTTGGAAGATGCCGTCGGCGACGGCGACATTGCGGACTACCTCTGATGGGCAAGCGCAAGGATCGGGCGCTGATCTTCGAGGCCGCGGATTCCTGGCACGACGAGTACCTGAACTACATCATTCCCGGCGCACTGCCCGAGGAGAGGAAGGGCCGCAAGAAGTACGCCCGAAAACTCCACAAGGCGCTGATCCGTGAGCAGTCACGGCTTGAGGCTCGCCGACTGACGGGCAGACAGTAATCCACAGCAGTTATCCACATATCCACAACCGATGGACGTCCATCAGAAAGCGAGCGCGGCATGACCGCATTCATCATCACCAAAGACCTCATCGAAGAGGACGAACCACGCGACGTCGAGGTCTTCGGACCCTCGGGCCTGACCGACCGGGACAAGGACCGGCTCCGGGCAGGGGAGGGTATCGAGTTCCAGCTGCTCGACGACGACGGGGAACTGTACTACGTCGGCCGCCGGCTGGAGGAATCCGATTGCGACCACTGGTACGGCGGGGAGACTGAGCTTGCCCCGCTGGACTGCTACGGGATGCCCAACGCAGGCTGCACTCAGCAGCGGGAGAAGGACGCCAAGGGAATCTTCGACAACATCAACTGATGAACGTCCATCACACCCGTACCACCAACCAACCGAAAGTGAGCACGACATGAGCGAGAACCACACCAACCACATCCTGGCCCTGCCGAACAAGGGCGTGGATGTTTCCTCCATCGCCCAGTACGGGATGCGATTCCCCGACGGGTCCGTCAACTGGGAGGCGGAGTACGCCACGAGTAGCGGGCAGAAGATCAAGTGGGGCAGGCTTGCCGACCGCGACCGGCACCACGTCTACCAGTGGAACCAGCACCTCGCCAAGCAGGCGAGCGCAGCCCACATCGACGCCACCGATTACATCAACGGGCACCAGCTGATAAAGCGGACGGTCATCGTCTCCGTCACGGGTGCCGAGGATGTCAGCACCGGACCCGGCGTGGATGATGACCTGATCATCGGCTTCGACGTCGAGGTCCCCGTGCCGAAGGCCCCGTGGTCATGACCCGCGGCGTCAGGAACGAGGGCTGGTCCATCGATGTGTACCGGCAGCGCACGTACCGCAGGCTCCGGGGAGTGGAGGAGTACAAGCTTCACTTCACCTACCACGAGGGCGGTACATACATTGACGTGAAGTTCCGCGGCGAAGAGACAGCCTTCGAGGTCATCAACGTATGGAACTACGAGGAGGGGAAGTCCTCCATCACCACCCGCAAGGACGTCAAGGCGGAAGTGAACGAGTTCATGGCAGCGCTGAACGCCGACGAACTCCGCAACTACTGGCTCAACCACCACGGCGTGCCGCTGAACCGGTGAGATTCCGCCGAACATACCCGTCCCCCCTCGGGTGTGTTCGGTGGTGCCTTCCCGGCAGCCACTGATGGACGCACATCAGTCATTACCAACCAAAGGAAATGCCATGACCCACAACAATACTGACCCGCAGCGGGACACCACCGGCGACTGGGCCGGGCCGCACTACAACCCGTACCTGATGCCGGCCACAGGCCCGGACAGGGCGGCGAAGAAGAAGCAGACCTCCCTGAAGATCGGGGCCAGCATCTGCGCGGCGCTGATCTGCTTCGCCCTCGGCGCCGGGTCCACGCAGGCCAGGACCGTCACGGCCGAGGGTCCCGAGCGTGTGGTCGAGAAGCAGGTGAAGGTGCCGACCACCCCGGCGTCCTGCCTTGAGGCGCTGAGTCTGGCCGAGCAGGCGTTCGACCTTGCCGCCGACGCAATGGGCCAGCTGCAGGACCGCGACCTTGCGGGAATGAACAGCACCACCGCCGACCTGAAGCGCCTCGGGCCGAAGCTGAACGCGGCCAAGGCTGAATGCCGGAGCAACTGACGGCGGTTGCCCGGCCCGACCGACTCCCTGCCACTCGAACTGCTACCAAACTTGACACGAATCCTGACATGTGGTAGACTAGAGGGGTCGGGCAAGCACCGCCCAAACCACAAACCACACCAACCGATGGACGTCCATCACCTGCCGAACGGAGTGACCATGTAATGCAAGAGAACGTCTACCTATGGAACGAGAACTACTACTGCGAGGGTGACATCGTTTCCATCCTCACCGACTACGAGCCGTGGTCAGCGTGGGCCGAACACAACGAGATAGGCGCCGAGCCCGTCGAGGAACAACTCGACTCCATCGCCGCCGCCTTCAAGGTCAACCGCAACAACGCCGGAAGCGTGCGCCGCAAGAACTTCCCGGTACTCCTGCCCGAACCGCCGACAGACCCGAACGCTTTCTGCCGGGCCTGCCTGCACTGGTTCACCCTCCCCGATCTGCCGCCACCCACTGATGGACGCCCATCAGTTCCACCCGAAAGCGAGACAATGCAACCACCACCGACCAGCCACCTGATGGGGCACGCCGCGGCGATGCTCCACCCCGAAGGGGAGAACGAGTCCACCGTCACCACGCTCTTTACCGAGCTGGCCCGCCTCGCCGACCGGTTCACCGACGACGCGACCGGCCTCGACGTCGTGGAGAAACTCGGATCCTCCCTCATCTCCCTCCTCCAGCACGGGGGGACCGGCCGCCTGGACAAATCCGCCCTCGACAAGCAGATCCGCGACATCGTGAACCGGGCAGGCGGTGATGGCAATGGCCTTTGAGCCAGACCTCGACATCACCCCCGACGCCGAACCCGTGTTCGTCGAAACACTGGCCGCCGCGGCGCAGACCACACCCGGCATCGCCGCGCTGAACTACCAAGAAGTCGCGGAGATGACCGACCTGCACCGGGTCGAGACGTTCCTCGAACTCACAGCGCCAGCCGGTGGCTGACTTCATGGTCGAGTCCTTCGACCACCACCGAAGCGCCCTGACATTCCGCTGGTCAGGCGACAGCGCGGACGAGGCAGTTGCCCAGTTCATCACCGCGATGGACTCTGCCTCCTCCGACGGTGCCGCCACCCTGCCCTACTCCCGCGACACGGCCCTCCGCCAAGCGTTCGCCGAGTTCCTTGCCGGGCAGACCCGATCCAGCAGAGTCGTCGGCCAGCACACCATCACCCTCACCCGCACTGCCAAGCCCTAACTGACGGACGTCCATCAGTTCCCTGAAAGGAAACGCACCATGCCTCTTACCACCCTTCACCGCCGGTTCCTCATCGACCCCATCCAAGACCCGCTCCTGCAGACGGAGTCCATCCTCGTCACCGAGGAACGCATCGGCCGCGGCATCTACCTCGACAAGATCGTCAAGGTCACCGGGCGTGCCGAGTTCAACAACCGCCTCTGGTGGGTGACCGACTCCGGCGACCACGTCATCGGCGCACCGGTCAACCCCCGCTCCCTCAACTACAGCCAGCCGGTCATCGGCATCTACGGCGAGGACCTATTCGTCACCGGAAGGTACAACGACCGGATCGGAAACAGCAGCGTCCTGCTCAGCGGCGTGCTCCGCTCCGACCAGCTGACCATCCCCGGACTCCGCCCGGACTCCGCCGGGAACACGGAGTCCCTCTCGCTGCAGGCCGGCCAGTGGGTGTCCGGTGCGCCGTGGGCACTGTCCCTGATGCCGACGCCGACGGACTCCGAGGCCGTGACGTTGGCGAAGATGGAACTCGCCGAGCAGCGGTGGAACTACCGCCACGCCAAGGGTGTGCTCCGCTCCGAGGTCCTGTACCGGGGGTGGGACGACAACCTGGAAGAACTGGACGACAGCCACGACATGCTCACCCCCACGTTCGGGGCAGTGTTCAAGGGCGACGTCATGATCCGTGTCGCCAAGCCGGTCGCTGAGGCGCTGACCGATGACGCGGACAACGAGCGGGTCACCGCCCTGCGGACCCGGTCCTTCCGTGCCGGGGCCCCGCACTCGATGATGGTCGGCATTCACATGGAACTGCCGCTCGATGTCCGGTTCCAGAAGCGTGAGGAACTCGACGACATCAAGTCGGACAACGTGCAGCTGCTTGTCCGGCGTGCCCTGAACGACCACGGCTCCAACATCGGCGCCTACTCCCTGACCCCCGTACTCCGCTCCGCCGCCTGAAAGGTACACGACCATGACCATCACCATCTCTGAGACTGAAACCAACCGCACCAACCTGATCCTCGGCGCACGGCCCGTCGCCGAGCAGCCGGTCCTGAACTCGCCGACCTACGCCCAAGCGGGGGACGGGGTGGACCGCCTGCTGTACGTCATCGCCTCCGAAATGGATGAGGAGTTGGACTGGGTCGGCACCGTCCGCACCGTCGTCGCCGCGCAGTCCCGGCACGGCTGGCTGACCGAGAATGCAGCCGGGCGCCGGGCCAGGGTGTTCGGTTCCCTCGTGAACCCGGCCATGGTGGACGGGCACTACTACCGCTCCCTTGATGCGACCGGGATGCTGGTCCGGTACAACGACGCCGAGCACACCGGGGACCGGCACCTGCCCGGGCAACCGCTGTCGATCATCTCCACCAACGGGGACACGTGGCCGGTCCCGGACGACGGCACCACCTGGACGGACGCCGTCTACTACATCGAGGTCGAGGCGCCGGAGCCCGTTACGGCCACGCCCCCCGCCGCGGAACTGGCGGACGCACATCAGTTCGCCGCGGACCTCAGCCCCGAAGGTCCGACCCGGGGCTACGCCAAGCTCGACGCCCAGGGCCGGGCACCGCTGAACCCGACCCCGGCGCCCGGCGGAATGTACCTTGTCTGGGTCGCGGGCCGGGAGTGGACCGACACCCGCCTGAGCTACCTCGGCATGGCGCTGAGCCCGGCCGCGGAGGGCGAGCAGCCCGGCTTCGTATACTCCGGGTCGTGGCGGTGGCGCAACGGCCGGCCCGAGTTCAACGTCGACGCCTGGACGTCCGGGCCCAGCGTCGAACGGGACACCGAGTCGCTGAACTGGGTGGAGATGCAGCCGGTCAACGCGGCAACGAACACCGCCGTCATGCCGGACAGCTTTCGGAGCACGGCGGCCGCCGAGGCGCAGTCGTTCGAGGAACTGAACGAGGCACTGAACGAACTCGCCGACGATCACGACTGGTGCTCCGACTACGAGAGTGTCATCGAGCCGCTGGGCATGAACGGCCGCAACAAGGACAAGGACTGGGTGGTGGCCGTGGATGTCACCTTCACGTTCGACGACGAGTCCCCCACGGGCGACTTTGACCAGCGCGCCTCAGTCCGGCACGGCATGGACATGGAAATCTCCAATGCCAGCTACTCGGCGACGGCACGGCTGAGCATCCATGTCTCCGACACCAGTGAACAGGGCGCCCGGGACTACATCGACTCGAACCTGCTGGAGGACCGCCTCCGCAGTGAGATGTCCCACGCGTCCAACATCGACATCACCGACTGGGACATCGACGACGTCGACGAGGACTGACCATAGTCAGCTAGTGCGGGGGGAGCATGGGCTTGCGTCCATGCTTCCTCCGGGCAATACTGCCTGAACTGATGTACGCACATCAGTCATCTACCAAACAAAGGAACACCCCATGTCTGCAGCAGTAATCAGCAACATCGTCACGTCCGTCGTCGCCGAGGAACTGGGCACCGACACCGTCGAGCAGTACGCCGCCGCCATCGAGAAGGTCAGCGCCTCGCTGACCCAGGCCGCGTACGACGCCACCGATCACCTCATCTCCATCGCCGTGAACGACCTCGGCATCAGCGAAGATGAGGCACGGCACCACATCGAGTCCACTGGCCTGCCGGTCCGTCCCGCCCCGGAGCCCGAGGTCGAGGACGAGGAGGCCGCCGTGGACGTCGAGGACCTGGACCTTGACGACCGTGTCCGCAAGCTGGAATCCGGTCAGGCGCTGATCCTTGAGGGCCTGAACAGGCTGACCGCGCTGGCCGAGAAGCACCTCGGCGCCGCGTTCTGATTCACCCAAGGTGTATACGGGCTTCCGCCTCAGCGTGTAAGCTTGGATGACACCCCCGGTGAACAGTTAGATGTCTGGTCTGATGGCCGGGTACGTGCATAGTTGCGTGCCCGGCTGTCAAGCCGGTCCACAAAGGAGCAGCACCACCATGAACCCGAAGGGAAAAATCCTCGACGCGGTCCCTGAAACCCGCCGCCGCACCAAGTTTGACTGGGACACACCTGCCGGACTGGCACGCCTGAACCCGAACAAGGCCGTGCTTGCGCGGACTGATGTCCCGCTCGGCACCATCACCACAGTCCGCGGCTACAAGCGCAGTCCGTTCCACGATGAACACGGTGACATCGAGGTCAACATGCGGAACTCCCGCCTCGAAAATGGCACCCGCGTAGGCGATGTGTACTTCGTCTTCCGCCCCAAAACCCAGGAGTCTGACACTGACTCCGAGAAAGGAAACAGCTAATGGCACTTCCCGAAATCGGTCACGAGTTCCTCGTCGTCTCGGCACCCGAGCTTCGCTTCACCCCCTCCGGTGACGCGGTCGCGAACTTCCGCGTCAAGGCATCCTCGCGCAAGGAGGAACCCAAGGGCTCCGGCAACTGGGTCGACAAGGATGTCCTCTGGGCCACGGTGACCTGCTGGCGGGACCTCGCCCAGCACGTCGTGGACTCCATTGTCGAACGCGATCTGGTCCTCGTACAGGGCACCCTCAAAACCCGCGAGTACGAGTCCAACGGCGTCAAGCAGAAGGCGGTGGAGATTGACGCGACCGCCGTCGGCCCGTCCCTGAAGTTCCGCACCACACCGCACGGTGCCGGGGCGCAGCAGGCCCAGCAGCCGCCTGCCCAGCAGCCGCAGCAGGGCGGGCAGTGGACCAACCAGCCGCCCGCCTACGGCCAGCCCCAGGCACAGCCGCAGTACGCCCAGCAGCCGGCCCCGCAGCCGGGCTACGGTCAGCCGCCGGCACCGTACCAGCAGCCGCAGCAGCCCCCCGCGGCGAACGACCCGTGGGGCACCCCGCCGCAGGGGATGCCGCCGTTCTAACCCACTGATGGACGCCCATCAGTTCCGTTCCAGCACGAAAATCCACCCAACAGGAGACACCGAATGACCCCCACCGCCGCCACCAAGGCCGCCACCACCGCCCGGACCAAGGCAAAGCCCGCCGAGGTTGACACCGAAACAGCCGCCCCTGCCGCTCCCCCTGCCAAGGAGACTGACAGCCAGAAGCGGAACCGCCTCCGCAACGAGGCCGAGCGCCACATCCTGAACCTGCACAAGGACGAGTTCGACGACTACGCCGAGGAGCTGTTCGCCAAGAACGGCCTCGTGTTCAACCGCCGCCTGTCCGAAGCGCAGAAGGCGCAGAAGAAAATCCAGGACCTCATCGCTCTGCACCCGGAACTGGCGGACACCCTGCGTGCCCAGCTGGCACCGGCCCAGCACAGCGCGGTCGCCCCGGTGCAGGCCGAGGCCCCGGTCGGCCACAGCTACGGCGACGACGGCCCGGACTACGCCGCGCAGGAAGCACCGGCCTACGACGTCCCCGAGCAGGACCCGTTCCACGCCAGCTACAACCAGTAGCCGGACACGACGAAGCCCCGCACCCATGCCCTGTGTGCGGGGCTTCGTACCCTTGGTCTACCAAACCAAATGAAAGGAAACGCAGTACCCATCTTACCTCCCGGCGAGCACAGCTGCGGAGGTGTAAGTTGGGGCATGAAAAAGCCCCCGGTGTGTGGCCGGGGGCGATTCCCAACGGATGTTCGAGGCATCCGAGACGGTGTGAAGTCCGCAATGACTATGCTACCGGATGCCTCCTTCATCATCACAGAAGGAGATGAACCCATTGACCTTTCAGCCCGAGCCTGTCTATTGGCTCACGAAAGCTGAGTGGCACGCCCACCTTGACCCGGACGGACGCTGGGACCCCCAGTGCTCCAAGACCACGAAGCGCGGGACGCGGTGCCACTTCCGCATCTTCGGAGGACAGGTCTACACCATCGTCAACTCCGGCGTGTACATCAGCGGGCAGGACGGGGAGCGGTTGCACAGCGGCATCTGCCCCTTCCACCGCAAGCTCGAAGAAGCCGTCAATGGCTGAGCGCGGACTGAAGCCCGAGTGGGTCAACGGCAACGACTTCATCGCCGTCTCCCCGGACCTGACCCGCGCACTGGACGGGGACTTCATCGCCGCCGCCGTCGCTGGCAGGATCAAGTTCGTCGCCAACCTCTCCGCCCCGGACGAGGAAGGGCTCCGCTGGGTGGACTCACCCGCCGCGGACATCGCCGAATCCATGGGCCTGTCCGTCAAGCAGGTGCGCCGGGCGCTGACCGTTCTCGAAGAACACGGCTACGTCACCCGGGCCAGCCGCTCGAAGGATTCCTGGGACCGGACGCTGTCCGTCGCCCTTGTCTTCCAGCACCGGGAGTGACCTCGATGTGCCCCCACGGGCAGATGCAAGGGACGGGCGCTGTCCATGTTCCCTGCAGGTCACTTCCCATGTTCCCTCTAGGGCACATGTACATGTTCCCTCTAGGGCACCTCTCTATATAAGAACTATAAGAACTCTTAAAGAAGAAAATCCTTGCGCTGTTGTCGTCACCTAAGTACCTCAGCGCAAACGCAACGGTGCAACTGCATCATCATTCTCACAATGACAGGAAAGGAACCCGTGATGTCTGACGGAACAGCCGGAGGAATCTGGCAACCAAGCGAAGCCGCCCTCAAAACAGCCAGGAGCGTCGTCACGGAACTGGACATTCCGCTGCACATCGCCCGCTACGTCGTGGTGAAGGCGGAGAAGCATCAGGACCCGACGTCGTCGGAGTGGCTGAAGTGGATCATCGCCGATGAGCAGAAGGCCAAGACCGAGGCCCGCCAACAGGCACGCGCCGCGGCGAAACAAGACAGCTGGTACACCGTTGCCGACTGAGTCCGTCACGGGAACTGATGGACGCCCATCACAAGTAGGAAGCAGGAAATATGAGAACCGCTGATTCGCTCAGGGATGCGGTGGATGCGGCAAAGCACCATCGGGAACAAACGATGGTCCGCTGCCCGGCGCACGACGACAACGCCGCGTCGCTGCACGTCGCCCCCGGGGACAAACAGCCCGTGCTGATGACCTGCCACGCGAACTGCACCATCGACCAGATCCTCGCGGCCGAAGCGCAGTACGGCGGAGTCACCGGGCAGGACCTCATGGCGCCGAGGGACGAAGCGTTCGTCGGCAACGAGGAGGTCTGGACCCCGGCCGGTAATGCCAGCCACGTCTACCAGTACGTCTCCGAGGAAGGCGAACTTCTGTTCGAGGTGCTGCGGGTGCCGTTGCCCGGGGCGGCGAAGAAAACCTTCCGGCAACGCGCACCGCAGGCCGGGCCGAGGCCGTGGAAGTGGAACATGGACGGGGTCCGCCGTGTCCTGTACCGCCTCCCCGACGTGCTCGCCGCGAAAGCGTCGGGGGCCATGATCTATCTCGTCGAGGGCGAGAAGGATGTGGAGACGCTGCGGTCCCGCGCCGGGGTCGTGGCGACCACCTCCCCGATGGGCGCCGGGAAGTGGCAGCCGGAGTACACGGAGATGCTGGCCGGGGCGAACGTCATCATCATCGCCGACGCCGACGCGACCGGCCGGAACCATGCCCGGTTCGTGAAGCAGGAACTGGAACAGGCCGGATGCAACGTGGCGCTGCGGGAAGCGATGAACGGGCAGAAGGACGTCACCGACCACTTCAACGCCGGAGGCACCCTCGACACCCTGATCGAGACGGCGCCCGAGGCGGGGGAGAAGAAAGTCTCCTACGGGGTGGACATCCTGGAAGCGATCAAGCGCACGGTCAAGCCGTCCTCGTTCGTGATCCCTGGGGTCCTCGCCCGCGGTGACCGGCTCCTGCTGACCGGCTTCGAGGGGCACGGGAAGTCCACGCTGTGCCAGCAGATGGCGATCATGGCCGCGGCCGGCATCCACTGGTGGACGCATCAGCCCATCGAGCCGGTCAAGGTCGTGGTCGTGGACAGCGAGAACCACCCGGACCAGATTCTGGAGAAGTGGCAGAACTTCGTCGGGCTCGCGGCACGGCACGACCGGCCGATCGCGCCGGGGATGCTGACCATCATCGAGGCGTGGGACGACGACATCGACCTGACCTCGGAGGAGGGCCATGCGTGGCTGGTGGAGCGCGTCCACGCTTACCGGCCGGACCTGATGGTCATCGGCCCGCTGTACAACCTGTCCTCCCGGGACCTTTCCGAGCACGCCACCGTCGGAAAGATCAAGCAGGTCATCAACGACGCCCGCTCCCTGTACGGGACGGCGTTCGTGATGGAGCACCACGCACCGCACCGGAACCCGGGCGACACCAAACGCTCGGTCCGCCCGTACGGTTCGTCCACGTTCCTGAAGTGGCCGGACTTCGGGTACGGCATCGCGCCGATGGAAGTGGAGGGCCTGTACGAGTGGGCCAAAACCCGCTTCCCCCGGGTGCGGAACCGGCACTTCCCCTCCTACTTGCGGTGGGGCAAGGAGAACACGGACGAGTGGATGTGGATGCCGTGCGAGTACGACCCCGACACCAATCAGGTGATCGGCTAACTGATGGACGCCCATCACAAAACGAAAGGAAACGCCATGGCCACCACCAAGGCACTGCTGATCCCGTTCGAGAACGACAAGCCCGTGCAGGTGCTCGACCTTGAGTCCGGCTTCGAGCACATGTATCCGCTGATCGCCCCGGACTCCCGCATGATCGAGGTCCTGCGCACCGAGCAGTTCGAGCTGTTCCTCGACGAGGAGGGCGGGCCGCTGATGCGCTCCGACGCCGGGGAGCGGATCAACGCCAGGGCGATGCAGCTGTACGCCTTCGCCCACAACATCACCGACCCGTCGGCGTTCGCTTACCCGTTCTGCGGGGACTTCATCGCGATGGGCCTGATCGACGCCGAGGGTGAGCGCAACGCCGATGTCCCCGAGTGGGTCACCGAGTTCCCGTTCTCGTGGTCGGTGACGGTCGTGGACCTCTGATGGGGATGTCCGACCAGTACGACGATGGCCGCTATGACGGCGGCGGCATCGAATACCTCCAACCGAAAGAAATAACCATGCCCGGAAAGATCACCACCACCAACTCGGAAGCGCTCTCCATCGCGGCCGCCGCCAAGCGGATCGCCGGGGAGCAGCTGATCAAGGAAGCCAACGAACTCGAAAAGCGTGCCACCGTCCTCCGCCGGCCGGAGCCCCGCAGGAGCGGACCCGAGCGCTGGGCCATTACCGTGCACTTCCAGCACGGCGGCAAGGCGTACGAGTACCTGATCAAGCGCAGCGCCGGGAAGTACTTCACCACCGGCACCGGTTCCACGTCGGTATTCGACAGCTGGGCCGCGCTGCTGAAATGGCTGGACGAGGAAACCGTGTCCCACTCGCAGATGTACGCCCTGCGCCCGGACTTCAACTTCTCCCCCGCACTGAACTCGAAGGAGGGCTGATGGGACACGGACGCACCGAAGGCCACAAGGTCGAGTTCACCACCATCCCCCAGCCGGACGCCGTGGTTCTGACGAACAGCATCACCCGTGGCGAGTCGGACAGGTTCGACTTCACCCTCGGCGCCATCGTCGGCAGTATGCAGGGCGACCTGCTCCTGTCGGTGTACTTCGAGGACGGCGAGGAAGTCCACGAACGGGTCGACATGAACGCGCTGCTGCAGGCGTGGATCGGCGAGATTGTCCACTCCAAGCAGATGCGCGGCGAGATGACACAGGAGGCACCGTGACGGAGCCGACGATGATCCCGTACCCGGGGATGGGATCCGGCCACGCGGTCGGATCGGAGACGTCCCGCGAGCGCCAGGAACGGCTCGACGCGAGCGGCGTCACCTCGCTGGTTCAGCGCGGCGTCATGGCGCACCTTGCCCTGATGAAGGCTGAGGGCGCGACCGCCGCGGACGTGGAGGACACGTTCGGCATCGGTCACGGTCAGGCGTCCTCCGCGTTGAGTCACCTGCACCGGGCGGGACTGGTCCGGCGGGTGAAGATGCGCCGGAAGCGGCACGAGATTTACGTGCTGCCGGAGTTCGTGAACGGGCGGGAGGAATCCCCGTACCGTCCGCGGCTCAAGCCGGAGCGGCACCCGCGGGAACTCTCCAAGGACCGCATCCTCGGGATCATGATGGACGCCGGGGTGGACGAGTCGCTGTACCCGGAAATCCGCAAGGTGATCGAGGCCCTGCCATGAGGGCTGATGAACTCGCGGCGTTGCTGCTCGAATATCCACGGGCGACGGTCATCATCATGGGGGACGAGAGCACCACGCACTACCCGCAGAGGGTGGACTACAACGCCCACACCAACGAGATTTACATCTACACCTAACTAGGAGAAGAGAAATGCCAGAGTCTGCCGTGTCCCCGAGAGTGGTCATCATCGCGTCGTCCATGAATGAGGCGCAACAGGTGTGCAAGGAGCGGGGGTTGGAGTTTGATCAGGTGAAGTGGTTCGTGAATCCGAAGTATGTCGGCGACGCTGACATCTCCGGCCACGACGTGTTCTATTCCGCCGCGTTCACTCAGCGCACCGACTACGGCGAGGCGTACTCACTGATGAAACAGCGCACCGCGAAGAACTGACGGACGTACATCAGTGTCGGCCATCCCCACGAAGAACAGGGAGATGGTGTGGGAGCGCCAGAACAAGCAGTGTGCCCGGTGCGGTGGGCGCGGGGCGGAGATTCATCACCGTCAGCGCCGCCGGGAAGCCGGGCACGCTGTGGGCATTCTGGTCGGACTCTGCTCAACGTGCCATCGTTGGGCGCACGCCAACCCCACCGCCGCCAAGGATGCGGGCTACATTATTAGCCCGCACAATGATGACCCGACGGCAGTTCCCTTGAGAAGCTTTATGGGCATGGTCCTTTTCGATAATGAAGGAAACGTCGCCATGCTCGATTAGCTGGGGGAAGTAAATAAAATGTCATACGGTCTCAGTTTTGAAGTAACCATTCCCTCCCATGTGGACACCAGCGCGGTCATCAGACTCGGTGAGCGCTGCGCCCCTGACGGGTGGGATGGGGAAATGCCAGTAAGCGAGGCTCTGCAGTGGGCCTTTACCGAACCAAATGCCATCGCCGAGCTTCGCTTGCTCGGCGTCGACTGGGAAGTTATCCCGACAGGAAGGAACGAAGAATGACAGTTGCAGTGGACGTCCAGTTTTTGGACCACGAGGCAGTCCTGCCGCGGCAGGCGAACGCCTCCGACGCGGGGTACGACCTCCACGCCATGGAGCGCTACGAACTCGCCCCCGGCGAGCGGGAGATGTTCCGCACCGGCATCGCCATCGCCATCCCCGAAGGCTACGTCGGCTACATCAAGCCGCGGTCGGGACTGGCCGCACGCCGCGGGCTCGACGTCCTCGGCGGCGTCATCGACTCCGGCTACCGCGGGGAGATCGGCGTCATCCTAATCAACCTGGACCCGCACGAAACCATCACCGTCGCACCCGGTGACCGCATCGCCCAGCTGGTCATCCAGCCGGTCGCCAGCGTGCAGTTCCGTAAGGTCCTGGACCTCAGCGCCAGCGAACGCGGCGTCGGCGGTTTCGGCTCCACCGGAGTAGGGGCGCTCTGATGGCGCTGCACCGCAGGTTCTTCACCGCCCTCGCCCGGGACTTCGTGGAGGCGAAGCCGGCCGGGGACCCGGAGGTGTCCACTGCGGTCGCCGTGTGGGAGCACATGGTGACGATCACGGCGAACCATCTTGCCGCGCAGAACGGCATGTTCAACCGGGCGAAGTTCTATGAGGCGTGCGGGATGCCTGAGGATGTTGTTGCCAGCGTGACAGAATAGCCGCTGTCGCTGCGATCGGGGGCCGGTGCGGGAGGAAGTGCCGCCCGGCGCCTGTCAGGCCCTTAGAGAGCCTCTCAGGGCGTCACCAAAATTAACAGTTTCCCTCACACGGGAATTGACACGAAACCTAACATAGTGTATACTTGTTAGGTAAGCCCAACCCGAAGGAACCCATGTCTACCACCCATGAACTCAAGCCCCTCAGCCCCCGGCAACTCGCCGCACTCACCGCGGACCTGAACCCCGCCCGCATCTCCAACCTCAAGCGCGGCTCCGGGCAGCTGTCCTACCTCGAAGCGTGGGACGTCAAAGCCACCCTCATCAAAGTGTTCGGCTTCGGCGGATTCAGCGCCGAGGCCGAAACGAAGATCGAACGCATCTTCACCGGCGAGGAAGTCGGCGCGAACTCGAAGTGGACGGTGCTCGCCTCGGCGACCGTGAAACTGCACATCCACCAGCTCGGCGCCGTCTACACCGAATCCGCAGTGTCCTCGCAGGCCGGGTCGCAGGTCGGTGAGGTCGCCGACTTCGCCGTCAAGACCGCCGAATCCGATGCGCTCAAGCGGGCCGCGATCTACCTCGGCACCCAGTTCGGGCTGTCCCTGTACGACAACGGCTCCACCCGTGACGTGGTCAAGGTCGTGCTCGCCGAGAACCAGCAGTGGCCGGCGCCGAACCCGCACCAGCAGGCGATGGCCGCGCTCGAAGCCAAGCGCGCGAAGGAGTACATCGAGGCCATCATCGACGGCGTGGACCCGGACACCGCGAAGGCCGAAATCTGGGGAGCCCCGGAGCAGCAGCCGCAGGCACAGGCCCGCCCGGTCCAGCAGCAGCAGGTCCAGCAGGGACCGCCGCCCGGATCGAACCTGTCGCCGGAGGAATACGCTAAGGCCCAGGAACTCGTCCAGCGCGGCCTGACCATGCGTGCCCAGCAGCAGGCCCCGGCGCAGGAAGCCCCGCCGCAGGAAGGCGTGGACTACAACGCCGTCGCCGCGCAGCAGCAGGGCCAGTCCGCCGTCCTCGAAGAGGTCGACTACTCTGCCGAGGCCGAGGCGTACGCCGCCGCCGACGGACACCACGAGTAACTGGTGGACGTCCGTCAGTAATTGTCGGACCCCCCACCCATAGTTTTCGGTAGGGCCGTCAACGCCACCCGTTTCTTCCGAACCTTCCGGCCAGATGCCGGGACGGGAACGAAGGCGGCGAGCAGTTTTTTTAAGTCGGCTGCACTGACCCGCCTGCGGCCCTACCGCAACCACCCTTGAAAGGAAACCCGCAATGAGCGAACTGCTCGACACCTACGAAGATCCCTTCGCGCTGGAGGATGACCCCAAGGTCGGCCTGGACCTGGCCGCCTACGGCGAGGTCGCCGCCCAGGCGTTCTACGACGGCATCCAGAACGCATCCAATTCCACCGCCCGCTCCCGCCAGCAGCAGGACATGTTCATCGGCGTCTCCACCCTCGGGCACTGCAAGCAATACGCGCTGCTCATGATGAAGCAGACCCCGTTCTCCGATGACCGGGACAAGACCGCGGCGTTCTTCGGCACCATCGCCGGGGAGGCCATCGAGGCGCAGCTGCAGATCGACCACCCGCAGTGGCGGACGCAGGTGAAGCTGGCGATGCCGCTGGACCAGCTGACCGTGCCACTGACCGGAGAGATGGAAGTCCCCGGCACCTGCGACATCCTCATCCCGTGGGAAGGCTCCGCGACGGTGGAAGAGTTCAACGCCTCCCTCGCCGACGACTACGACGGCGAGCCCGTCTACATCCAAGGCATCTGGGACGGCAAGAGCAAAGCCGAACTGGAGACGATCCGCAAGTTCGGCCCGAACCGGCAGCAGATATTCCAGCTGCACGCCTACACCAAGGCCGCGATCAAGGCCGGGCACCTGAACCCGGAGCACCCGATCGTCATCGGCGACGTGTTCTTTGACCGCTCCGGCCGGGACGTCATCCCGTACGGGGTGTTCCACCTGTACTCCGAGTCCGTCGTGACGTTCATCAACGAATGGGTCAACGATGTGGTGTACGCGGCGCTCAGCGGCACCGACGCGGAGAAGGAAATGCCCCGCGACTGGTGCGCTAACTGGTGCGAATACTATTCCGTGTGCCGCGCCGGGGACACTGACGTCGAGGGCCTGATCGAGGATCCCGAAGTCATCGAAGCGGCGACCCTGTACCGGGAGTACACGAAACAGGAGACGGCCGCGAAGAAGGCCAAGGAACTGCTGCAGCCCAAGCTGGTCGGGATCAACGGCTCCACCGGCACCCTGCTGGTGCGCAACACGGTCATCGACGGGTCGGAAATCAGCTACTACCGCAAGCCGTATACGAAGATTGAGGTGCGGGACGTGCCGAAGTCCAAGCCGAAGCCCGCGGCCCGGAAGAAGAAGGAAGCCGCCGAATGAGCCTGCTCCCCAAAAAGAGCACACCGCAGGAATGGACCGACGTGGCGCTGCCGGGACTGGAACCACCGGCCCCGGCACCGGCACGCGAACGGTCGAAGAAACAGGACGACGACGCCCGGAAAGTCCAGTGGCGCCGACGCCCGAAGGGTGCGCGGCAGGTCCCGTGCCATGACTGTGCCGTTGCTCCCCGGGGCGAGCGCGTCGGCATTGGCATGGCATCGTATATCCGCATCGAGGGCGGCACCGAGAAGTACCTGTGTATGCACCACCGCGCCGAGTACGGGTTCGCCGAGGACCTTGGCCGGGGATAGGTCGCTGCGGACGCTGCGGGCCTGCTCCGACCGCCAGATACGTGAACTGGTGGTCGGCGCGGCGCTCGCTGGCATCCGTTACCGGCTTACCCGCGGCGGCGCGATCTTCTACGGGGACAACGGCAAGTGCGTGTCAGTGCACTTCACCACCAGTGACGGGCGCGCCTCCAAGAACCTCAGTTCCCTGTTCCGCACCATTGGCTACCACCACCCGAAAGGCAAGAAATGAACGACATGCTCGTGGACTTCCGCGGCAACCTCATCAGCGTCGGCGAAATCCGCAACGCCCGGATGGAACCGGCCGGCGAGCCGGGGTTCCCCGCACGGGCCGACGCCCCCGAAGTGCTTGTCATCCACTGGAAACGCACCGGCCACCTGACTATCGAGAACGCCACCTATGAGGAGTTCATGCGAACCCTCCTCGACGCGTCAGTGCGGGGCCTGCCCCTCTGATGTGCGTCCACCAGTCCCAGCCACACCCAACCCGAAGGAAACCATGACCGAGCAGCCCGCCACCGACGTAACCGACGACCTGCAGATGACCCTCAGCGCCACCCTCCGCTCCGGCGGGGACGGGCAGATCATCCTCCGCCACCTTGCCCTTGGCATGGACCCGATGATCCTGATCGAGGTAGACCTCGACGACTCCACCGAGAACCTGATGCACGTCCGGCTGGACACCACCGGGTTCGACCGTGACGAACTCTCCGCGTTCCTGACCATGATGTCCATCGCGGTCAGGGAAAACCTGTCCGAGGTCGAAGCCCCGGACGCCGACTAACCTCCGCGCCACCTACCACGAGGGGGCCGCACACCGCGGCCCCCTCACCCTGAAAGGAAACCCGCCATGGCAACCATGCCCCTTGACGTGCTCACCGCGAACGGCATCGACCCCGACAAAGCCATCACCATCTGGGAAGAACTCCGCGAGAAGTTCAACTGGACCCCCATCCCCCGCTACTTCGTGGACTCCGACGCCACCGAAATCACCGTCCGCGCCGACAACAACCCCATGCTCTGGTATATCGGCACCGACCAGAGCGCATACCGGCTCGACGGCGGACCCTTCGAGCCCGGCTCGCAAGGATTCGTTTCCGGCCGCGAAGCCCAACTCGCCCTGGCCCTGATCGACATCAGCGCCGCACGGGTCCGCGAGGTGACGCGCTGATGGCCCGCAACCGCACCCCCAAATTCCAGGACCCCGCGCAGATTAGGCCGTGCGGCGGCTCCTGCGGCCGGCCCACCCGGCCCTCCGCGTACCGGGTCGCCGACTGGCCCGGCACCGTCTCCCGGCAGGACGCCACTCACTGCGCCCCGTGCAAGAACGAACGCGACGGCACCCGCCAGCAGGACTACCGCAGCCTCGTCACGGAGGAACAGACCGCCCGGAACATGGACGCATTGAACGGCTGGCTGAACCGTAAAGCCCAACTGGCGGGCCGTGCCCGGCGCCAGCAAATGGTGCGGCTGTAACCACGAACCAACTGATGGACGCCCATCAGTTCCCACCCCCGAAAGGAAACGCCATGACCACGGAAGCCCCCATCGAAGACCGGGCCGCGAACATCAAGCACACCGTCGAGCGCATCATCGACGACGGCTACGAGAACATCTACGCGAAGCTCGACCAGCTGCACTCCAAGAACATCCATGACAATGACGTGGTGGAGGCGCTGCGGTCGCTGCACGAAAGCGACCTGCTCGATGGGTACGCCGAGTGGGCGTCCATCGACCTCCGCGAGGACGACAACACCACCCTCAGCCCGGTCGTCCCCGACCCGGGAAACGCTCCCTCCTACGAGCCGCTGGCCCGCGCAACGGCATCCGGGGGGTCGCTGACCTACACCGGCCCGGGCTCCGCGCAGCCCGAACCCGCAGCCAAGCCGGACCAGACCGACGCTGCCGAGGCCCAGCACGCGACGCTCGAACAGCCTCTCCGTGACGTCGTTGAGGCGATCCTCGTGCAGCTGAACGAGGACGGCGCGTACGTGGATTACGCCGACCGGCTGAACGAGGTGGTGGTCGACGGGAGCGTGGACATCGTCGAACTCGCCAAGCGCGTCACCGAGGCCGTCTACCTCTCCGTCGCCGCCGACACCCACGCGCTGAGCAAGACGCTGCTGGAGACGATGGAGGCAATGGCGAAAAACCGCACCGGCAGCCATGACGACATCGTCCGCTACGGCGCCTACTCATCCGAGGCGCAGGTTATCGCCCTCGGGCTGGAGAAGCGGGCGGGGGAACTGTGACGGACCTGCAACTGCCTGAAGGAGAAGTAACCATGTCGAACTACCCCGAGGGAGTCAGTGACGCCCACCCCTACTTCAACCCGCAGGAGGGCAGCGTCTACGTCACCTGCGGCAACGACGAGGCCCGCGTCGTCCCTGCCCACGCCATCGAACAGTCGCTGAAGGAAGCGCTGGAGGCCGCAGAGTCCGGCAACAAGGACCGCACCGAAAGTCTGATCGCCATGGCGCTGATGGGCATCGCGGACGTGGCAAAGGATGCCGACTACGAGTGCCCGTTCGCCGGGATGGTGGACGTTGCGATTAGTGAAGAGGCCGAGTGGACCTGTCCACTGTGCGGCGGCACCCGCACCAGCGACACCCTGCCCGAGGAACGCGACCCGGACGAGGAATGGGAGCGCCGCAATGAGCGCTGAGCGGACCATCGGGTATGTGGTGGTGGAGTTCAATCAGGCATCCCACCAGCCGGAACTCGGCGCGTTCCCCTCGCTGATCGATGACTACGACGAAGCGCGGGGGCGCCGTGATCTGCTGGAGGCGGAAAACCGCAAACACGGCCGACGGGAACGGTTCGTCGTCGGCGAAGTCATAGTAGAGGACGAGTAGTGCCCACCAGTAAGACCCGCAAGAAGCCAGCACCCAAGCCCATAGCGGCGAAGCCCGTCGACCCGCTGAAGCGCCTGCACAAAGCCACCGAAGAATGCGTCAACCTCGTGAGGGACCTGCGTTTCCACCTCACCGAGGAACAGCACCTCGAACTGCGGGCCGGGGCGCTGGGGATGCTGATCACCCTCGGCGTCCTGACCGGCAAACCAGACCCCAGGGAAATTTACACACCAGAGAAAGAGGGCTCAGCCTCATGAACAAGAAGATCATCGCCGTCGCATCCATCCTCACCGTCGGCCTGCTGACAACCGCCGCCGGCTGCGGCGAGTCCGGTGCCAAGACCGCGTCGGAGAACATCTCCACCGCGGCCGACAACTTCGAGGTCCAGCGCAAGATCACCGGCCTGAACACCCGCACCGGGGAGTTCGCGTTCTACGCCGAGGGGCGCTGCTCCGTGGAGCGCGAGGGCGGCGACCTCGTCGCCACCTGCAAGCACGGCGAGAACGACTACCGCAAGCACATCCTCATGGGAGCAACGGACGTCTTCGTTTCCGTCACCCAGCTGGCCCCGATCAACGTCTCCGAGTACCACACGCGGGTCATCATCAAGCCGCAGGGCCTCATCCCCGACCTCGAACTGAAGGTGCAGCTGTGATCTACGGACCCGGCAACCCGAGCAACCCCTACAAGGGCATCCGTAAAATCCGCAAGGCGCAATGGGTATGGGACTGCAAGCTGTGTGGCACCACGACCAAGCCAGCCACCGACCTGTTCGGTGCGGTCGAGGCCAGGAAGCGGCACGTCAACGGCCAGCTTCACGTCAGCAACACTCTCAGCGCCATGGCCGCCCCATTCCAGAAGGTCGCCGGAGCGTTCGGGGCGATGGCGACAACCATCGTGGACTCGGTAATGCCAGCCATGGAGCAGATGGGCTACGTCCTGTCAGGACCGATCAACACACCACACGATCCCTCGCTGTGGAACGACAAGAGAAAGTGGGGCGGCAAGTAATGGGCACGTACGAAGTGTGTTGGAAGCTGGACGGAACCGCCACCGTGGAGGCCCCATCCATGGTCGACGCCATCAAGGTCGCCGAGCGCGAACTCAGCGCGTGGACCGGCGCCGGACTCGATGACATGGACATCGCCATCGACGGGGTCGAGGTGTTCGACTGATGACCGGATTCAACATGGGCCTGCCGGGGAACGGTGCCGCGAACGCTCTCGCCGGGCGGTCAGTGCCAGTGGAAGAGGCGCAGTACCTCAGCCGGATGGCCGTTGCGTTCGAGCAGCGCACCGCGAACCTGATTGCATGGCACGGCTTCGTCTCAGCGCAAGGTGACCTGCCTGATGAGACGGCGCTGCTGGCGAAGCAGATCGAGGCAAGGTTGCCGCTGTCATGAGCACGCGATACGACGCCGCCGCCGAGTGCATTGCCGAGACGTACGGGGCTGACAATGGTACGGCGCACACAGCTGTAGCGGCGGTGGATGCCGCCGACGCGGTCATGTTCGCCCCCGAGCGGCTGGCCCGCATCGTCAACGTCACGGGATTGTCTCTGCAGACCGTCTCCGAGGTAGCGAGGGAGTTGCGCCGTGGCTGAGCTTTACCACCTGATGCGGGTCGCGTACCGGACGGACATCATCGAGGCCGAGCCGGAGTACATCGGGTCGCAGTCCACCAGCATTCCGGCGCGTGCCATCAGCGGCGGGCGGCAGATCGTGGACGTGGACTGGCATCAGCCCGAAGATTGCCCGGGGGTCAGCGCATGACAGAAGTCCACGAGTGGGACCAGTACATCCACAAGTCGCTCGTGCTCAACCAGAACAGCCTGCCGCACTGGGGCAAAGCGACCCCGATCAAGCGCGACCTGAAACTCCTGGGCAAAGCCGCCGGCCGCAAGCTGGGCCGGAAGTTCCACAAGGTCAAGCTGACGGTGGCCGTCTCCTACCCGGTCGCGTGGAGCGCTGACGCCTCCAACTACTACCCCACGATGAAGGCGTACGTGGACGGAATGGTGGACATCCCGCCGCCGGTCAAGGGCCAGAAGCGCCAGCCAGCCCGCGGCTGTCTGGTGGATGACTCCGACGCCTACTTCGATGGCCCGCACCTGACCGGGACCGGTGTGAAGTCTGAGCGCAAAGACCACTTCCTGTTCCGCTGCAGGCTCGAAGTGCTCGAATAACTGATGTGCGTCCATCACAAAGAAACCCCCGCCGGGGCACTGGCGGGGGTTTCTCTGTTTAACAACCCGGGAGGGAGACGTCCCCCGGGAGCCTATTTCGCGCCGAGGTACTTTGCCCAGACCTTCGAGTTGCCGCTGGTGATGACCTTCGTGGTGGTGTTGTTCGCGTCGTAGCCGAACCCGATCGGCAGGTCCCCGCCCGGGTGGTAGAACTCGGTGTGAATTTCGCGTTCCATCGGCAGGGTCGAGAAACTGTCCGACCGGAGGTACACCTTCCGGCTGTTCTCCCGCACCCACAGGTTGCCGTTGACCGAGTTGTACATGACCAGCCGCGCGGACAGGTCCCACCACCCGGACTTCGCGTTCCAGATCGTCGCGCCCTTCAGTTCCCAGCCCGGGTAGTTGGTCTGGTTCAGCGTGACGTCCGCCGTGCCCGGGACCACGTAGTGCCCATAGACCGCACCGTTCGGGGTGCCGCCCAGCTGGTCCCGCATCCACGCCGCGATGGCGGTGGCGCCCGCCGCGTTCGGGTGGCCGTCGAAAATCTGCCACTCCACCCGGTCCAGGCGGATCCATGGGCCCCGTTCGATGAACCTGATCCCGGTCGGGATGGCGTCGCGGATCTGATCCTCGACCTTGAGCAGTTCCGGGGACGGTTCCCCGGCGTGCCACATCGGGGACACCACAATGATCGTGGCCGCCGGGCACCGGGACTGGATCGCGCTGATCGCGGCGGTGACAGCGGTCGCCATCTGCGCGTCAGTCTGGCCCAGCGGTGCGTCGTTGATGCCGCCGCACATGATCACCGTCTGGCAGTTCGTGTCCAGCAGACCGGCCTGCGTGGAGAATTTCGAGTTGCCGCCGGAGCCCTGATTGACGTAGCCCGAGGAGGGGACCGCGACGTTGTTCTCCGTCGCCCCGACCATGTTCGACAGCAGCTTCGGCCAGCGCTCAGTGGTCGGGTTCGTCAGGCCGTAACCGGAACTGTAGGAGTCCCCGACGAAGCCGATCTTGTTCCCCAAAAGGTACGGCCACTGGGCGTCCGGGGTTTTCAGGTCCACGTACCCCTTCGTGGCAATCTCCGAGGCGGACGTCGGCTCCACGACCGACGCCCGCCCGAAGCTGTCACGCTTGATAACCGCGTTGGGAGTCGCCGTGGACAGGCCCGACACCTCATCGGTGATGTACGCGAGGCTGTTCCATGTGGTGACGCCGTCGCCCATCTTGATCCGCAGGGTGTCGGTTTCCACGCCAAACTCGCCCGAGGGCAGGACCGGGTTGGTGGTGCTCCACAGCGCAGCCGCGCCGCGCCGATGCCTGATGCTCGTCATGGTTACGGGGCGCCCCCGTCAATGACGGCGGGGGAGATGCCCGAGATGGGCTGCCACGTCTTGTCACCGCGCCAGTACTGGGCGGTGGTGCCCGCGGTGATGGTGTTCTCCTTGGCGTTCAGCGCAGTCTGCTGGGCGGTCGAGACGGGCTTCGCCGTGTCCGCGGTGTTGTCCACGTTGGACAGGCCCACGTTGGACTTGGACAGGCCGTTCGTGGTGGAGGGCAGGGTGACCGTGCCGGTGAACGTGGGGGAGGCGAGGTTCGCCTTCAGGTTCAGCGCGGTCTGCTGGGCCGTGGACACCGGCTTGTTCGCATCCGAGGTGTTGTCCACGTTCGCGAGGCCGACGGCGGCCTTGTCCAGCGTCGCCCACGTCTTATCGCCCCGGTAGTACTGGGTCGACAGGCCCGCGGCGAGCGTGCCTTCCTTGGCGTTCAGCGCGGTCTGCGTCGCCGTGGAGATGGGCTTGGACAGGTCCGAGGTGTTGTCGACGTTACCGAGGCCCACCGACGCCTTGTCGTGGGTCTGCCACGTCTTGTCGCCCCGGTAGTACTGGGCAGTGGTGCCCGCCGCGATCGTGTTTTCCTTCGCGTTCAAGGCGGTCTGCTGCGCGGTGGAAACCGGCTTGGCGGTGTCGGCGGTGTTATCGACGTTGGAGAGCCCCACGTCGGCCTTAACCAGCGTCACGGCCCCGGTCTTGCCCGCGACGGAGACGACCTGACCGGAGGCCAGGACTTCCTTCCAGTCCGCGAGGGTGCCCGGGGAGTCGGAGGCGAGGACGTACGTCTCGTTCAGGTCGGTGCGGATCGCGATGTCACCGCGCTGGGCGGAGAGCGCCAGCATCGCAGCCTGCGTGCCGACGACGAACGTTTCGTTGATCGCCAGCGGCGGCAGCTGCGCGGTGCCGATGGTGCCCGTGACTTCGGAGAAGCTGGGGAACCAGTTACCGGCCTTGGCAGTGGTGCCGGTGGTGCCGATGACGAGGCTGGAGGTGCCGGCGCCGATCGCGGTGCGGGCCGCGGCGGCGTCGACGGCTGTCAGGACCGACCGGCCGGTGGCGGTGGAGTCGCTGATCGCGGTGGACGCGTGGGTGTGGGCGGCGACGTCGGAGACGTAGAACTGCAGCGCTTCCCAGACCGTGACGCCGTCACCGATCTTGAATTTGTTGGTGTCGGTGACGAAGCCGATTTCGCCGGATTCGAGGACCGGGTTTGCAGTTGTCCACTGCGCTGCCGTGCCCCGTCGGACCTGAATCAATGCCATTTTGCTTTCCTTTACTCAGAGTTTGATACTGCTAAAAGTGTACGGTTCGTTTTATTCTCAGCACTTACGGCACTCCGCCGTCTACGTACTGTGTCGAACCTCCATCAGTACCGCCGCCACCTTCTCTGGCGAGCATCAGTGCTTCCTCAGCAATGGCCCTCACCTCGTCGATGCCGAGCTGTGCTGTGGTCACTGCTCCGGCGAATCCACCAACGCTGGTGACAAATGCGGAGGGCGCAATCATGGGCAAAGGCGCTGGGCCGCCCACGGGAATGAGGGCGAGGTCAACCTCGTCCTGACCGGCGAGTAGCTGGAAAGTCTTTTCAGGGAAGGGGCGGCGCTGACCGTCCTTCTCGTAAATGACCTTGATCGTGTAATACCAGTTTTTGTATGAGTTGCCGTAGTTGTCGAGGAACCCGTCCTGATCCGTCTGCGGCAATTCCACCCGCAACTCAGCGCCCGGGGGCAGCGAGATGTTGTCGATGAAACTGGTCAGCGGCGTGGCTGTCTCTGCCCAGATCAGAGACGCCGACGGTGTGATGCTGACGTGGAGGCGGCCGGGCGCACCGACGAAAGATACCGGCGCGTCCATGTGGACGATGCCGGTCAGAATGCCAGCCGGGATCATAGTGGGTCCTTCGCGATGTGGGTGCTGAGCTTCCTCAGCAGGTCAAGAACTTCCTGGACGTCCGCGTCCCGCTCCTGCTTCACTTCCACCCGGCCCGACTGCCACCACGAGAGCGACGCAAGGATCAGCGCGAGCAGTGACAGCCGGGAAATGAAAGCGGGATCGTAAACCCAGCCAGTGAACTCCGCGACCACCCAGAGAATGCAGTACAGGATGATGTTGACGAGGGCGAACCCCCGCCAGAAAGCGGCGCTGTTGACTAGGTTCTTCACGGGTTACTTCTTGGGGAGCGCGAAGAACGGTGCGTATTTGGTGAACCAGTCCAGGACTTCCTTGCGGGCCATGATCCGGGCGGCCACCGCGGCGACGGTGGTCAGGAACAGGGCCGCGCCCAGCAGCCAGACGCGCAGTTCGTCGGGCAGCTGCCGGCCGAAGCCGTCCACGATGTCCTCGATGATCATGGGCAGGATCACCACCAGCGACAGGATCGCGGCGGGGCCCACCTGCAGCACGGTGCGCCACCCGGCCTTGGCGGGGGTCAGGACGGGTTCGGCCCGGTGGTCGGGGCCGGGGACGTCGATGGGTTCGGTCATCGGATTTCTCCTTGGTGGTGGGTGCCGGTGTCGTGTACGCCGGACTGGGTGGTGGTGAGGTTCTTGTCGAGGATTTCGTCGGCACGGTGCTCGAAGAACTGCTTGTAGAGGATGTTCCATGTGATGCCGAAGTTAATGGTGATGATCACGAATATCCACGCGGCGATGGAGGCCCACGTCGGGACCTTGAACCACAGCGCGTTGATGATGGTCAGGGAGATGATCGTCATGAATGAGACTTTGGTGGACATGAAGCCGATGCCGGTGCGCGACTTGTACCAGGGGGTCAGCAGCCCGTAGACGAACACCACCGTCAGCAGCGAGAGCCAGGTCAGGATCACCAGCACGTACAGGATGCGCCGCTCCTCGGGGACCGGGAGCCCGGCGACGAAGGCGACCACCAGTCCGACGGCGGTCAGCGCTCCGAGGGCGGGGATGAGGATGTGTTTGCGTGTCATGAGGAATGTCCTCCGAGGATTTCGTCGAGAAGTAGGCGGTAGTGGTTGCGCTGCCGGGACGCGGCGAGCTTCGCGGCCGTGGACCGGGCATCGGCGAGGAGCCGCTGGGCTTCACTGGTCTGGTGCTTCGATTCATCCTGCATCACCCGCAGCTCCTCCTTCTCATGCTCGGGGACCTGCGATTTGAAGCGGTCGAGGAACTTATTCAGTAGTGCCACTGGGGACTCCCAATCGGTCCTGCGCCGCCGTGACGACCTTGGCGACGGTACGGGCCGGCTCGGCGTTCTCCTTGGCGGCGTCAGCCAGAGTCCGGTTGATTTCCTGCTGCGCCTGCGCCTGCGTTTTCCAGGCGTCACGGTCCTTGCGGATTTCCACCAGTGCCCAGCGTGGCACCAGCCAGCCGAAGAGGACCATGAGGACGACGAGGCTGAGGAGTGCGACCGGGCTCCACTCCTGGGGGCTCAGCCCCATCCACTCAAGCATCTAGGCCCCCAGCGGATCGGTAGTGTACTTGGATGCGACCTTCGGCCAAGCGGCTGTGACCGCGGCGATAATGTCTACATCTTGAACGGTACTGGTTGTGACCGTGCCGTCGGGTGCCACGACTACGGCTTCGCTGACTGATGCGTCAGTTGCAACGAACGCGAGCATGGCCGGGTCTACGACATTCGGGTCCATCATGACGGCGCGGGCGTAGTTGCCCTGATTGCCGCCAGCCGTGACGTTGTCCGATGCGTACAGTAGGCACGCCGCACGGACGCGCCACGCGAAGTGCTGGTCGTCTAGTGCACGTGCCGTGCTGAGCAAACTCATAAGTCCCCCTTGGACTACTTGGAATAACCAACTTCGATACTTGGCATTTCCGCATACCCGTAGGTTTCGTAATTGCCCGCTCCTTCGAGGGTAACGCCTCGGAGACTGCCAGACTTGAACCCTGCGAATGTACTCGCCGGGAGGTCTACAGTCCGCACGCCACCGCGCGGCCATCCTGCGGACTCCACCGGAGTTCCACTAACGCCGGTGCTGCTGAATGTTCCGGGCACGGCAGTCCACCCGTGCACGCCGATCCGGGCAGTTCCGCCCGCATTGTTGAACCAGTGCACGAAGCGGAACGTCACCCGGATGTAGTTGATCGTCGCGCCGGACAGTTCGGCGGTCATGTCCGGGAACGTCGCAATCGACTTCAGGTTCCCGAAACCTCCCGGGGACTGGCCCTGATACATGTAGCCCGGGTTGTAGTTGTAGAAGTTGTTCGCCCCGTCGTAGGAGCGCACCCCGTTGGAGATGCGCGTCAGGGTGCGGGCCTGCGGGGCCTGAGCGCCCGAGCTTCCGCCCGTGGACGCCTGCTGCAGGTTCCCCGTGTACGGGCCGATGTCCTTGAACACCAGTTCGATCGGGAACTCGTTGGACCCGATCGCCTGCGTCGCCGCCGTGCCGCCCTTCTCACAGGAGAACGCGAGCAGGAACCGGTAGTTCGCGCTGACCGCGACGTTCGCGATCTTCTGGATGTTGACCTGCGAGTAGCCCTCCGTCGCGAAGTTCGTCTCCGCCTGGGCGATGATCGGGGACCCGACGCCCGGGTACGGGGCCGGGCCGTTGCTGTTCGCCGTCCAGCGCACCCGCAGGAAGGACTTGTTGCCGCCCTCATTGGAGTACAGCCGCACGTTCGAGGTCGTGATTTCGTACAGCCGGCCCGCTTCGAGGTACACCGCAATCTCGAAGATGCCCATCTGCGAGGCGGGGCCCGCGGCGGGGGAGTTCGAGTACTGCGCGCCCCAGCCCACGATGCCGCCCGCGAGCCGTTTGATGACGGTGGTCAGCGTCTCGCCCCGATACCAGAGTTCGCGCCGGATGTTCACGTCGCGGAACACGGCGTCGCCCTGACCGCTGATCGCGGCGGTGGCGAGGCCCGTCGCCGGATCGGTCAGCGCAAGGTAATCCTCGTCGCTGCCCGAACCTAGCCGGACAGCCTCGTTCGGGATGCCGTCGAGGAGGTCCTGCGCGTAGACGAAGAAACCCTCCGGGGTCATCGCGGCATGGTTCCCGTTCGGATCCCCGGCGATGATCTTGGTCAGCAGCGCGAGGACCGCTTCGAGCTTCTCAGCCGTCACGGCACCGGCGGCCAGCTTGTCCACGTCGATGCTGTTCGCCTCGATCATCCCGGCCTTGACCACAAGGAACTGCGCGAGCGCCGCCATCATGTCCTCGGTGACCCGCAGATGCTCGGTGATGATGGTGTCCGGCAGGATCGACACCCCGGCGTTGACGTTCTTCAGGTGCGTCTTGGCCGCGTCCAGTTCGGAGAGGATGATGTCCTCATCCACCAGCGGCGTCGTGTACGCGGTCGCCTGCTCCGACCACGGCGACGTGTTCCCGGCGTAGTCCACCGCCTGAATGCGGAAGAACTCGGTGCGGTAGTACTCGGTGTCGTCGAAGATCATGAAGCCGCCGTTGCGGTCCCAGATCACCGCCGTCTCCGTCGGGGAGGACGCGGTGCCGCGGGCGAGGACAGCGAAGCGGAAGTCGGCCGGCATCGGCCCGTTCACGGACTGCCCGTCCCACGAGACTTTGATCGTGCCGCGGTTCACCGTTACCACCGGGGCCGTCGGCTGGCCCGGGGCGCCGGTATCTTCGAGCATCTGCACCGGCAGTTCCACGGACCAGTTCCCCGGCACCGTCAGGTTCACGCCGATCGCGCGGACCTTGAACCGCCACAGCGAGTTCGGCACGAAGTCGCGGACCAGGAACCGTGACGTCTCCGACGCGGACAGCAGCATCCACACCCGCTCGTTCGTGGTCCCCGGGGCGATGTACGCGCCCGGCAGGGTGGAGCCCGGAGCGATCAGCGCCGGGTACGCGGATCCCTGATCCTGCAGCAGCGGGTACGTCTCGTCGTAGCCCCACAGTTCGTAGTGGCTGATGGCGATGTTCTTCGCGTCCGTGGACTTGGTGACGTCGGGGAAGTCCATGGTGAACTGCACCCGGGACTTGTTCTCCCCGTTCAGGTACGACCCCGTCTGCCACGTCAGTTCGATCGGCGCGGTCGGGTGCCGGGCAGCGTCGGCCGCGCCCGTTTCGACGATGTCCTCGATTCGGGCGACGACGCCGCTGTTGACTGATGCCGCACCGCGCTTGGCCTCTTTGACCATGCGCTCGATGTACGCCATCCATTCCCGCATGTCACGGGGGTTCTGAACTGACACTGGCTACCTTCCGTGACTGTGTCGGAAATGTGGACGTGAAGCGTTGCCGCGGTTTATCCGTAGACAGCGTCCAGCGGGTAGTCGCCGATGAAGATGTCCACATCCTCCACGTAGATGACGGGCAACTCGGAGCCGCCCTGCCCGTCGACGTTGATGTAGAGCCTCATGCCGTTGGGGGACGCGGCGGCGGTGTGGGGGACGTCCCATGACACCGCAACGTCGAACCACTGGTCGCGGATCGACGTCGGCAGGACAGCGGTTGCCTTGACCGTGCCGCCCTCCCTGACCTGGATCTGTCCGGCGTTGGCGTAGGACGCGGCGGGAATGTACATGTGGACGACGGCGTAGAACGACTTGCCGCGCACGTAGTCGGGGAGGGGGCGCCATACCTGCGCTCCTGAACCGCCTGCCGTCTTGGTGAGTTTGGCCGTGGCGGTGCGCCGGTCGACGATCACGGCTTCGGAGGCTTCCGTGACGTTGGAGAGGGTCCAGCCGTTGGCCCCCATGGGCAGGGTTACGCGCGGAATGATCGACTTGCCGGCCACCGAGAGTGACGGGAGCGACTGCGGGATCGGGCGGGAGGTGTTCTGGGAGACGAACTCGGCCAGGAACCGGTCGCGCCACAGGGTGTAGCCTGCCGCCGTCGGGTGCAGGTTGTTGTCAGGCACGAGGTCGGTGATCGGCCCCGCGTAATTCTGGAACGGGCGCGTGCAGTCAATGAACCCGTACCCGCGCTGGGCCGCGATGCGCCGGTAAGCGTCGGCGTGCCCCTCGGCGAACTTGCCTGCCACGGTTGTTGGGTTCTGTGAGACGAGGATGAAGGCGGCGTGTGGCAGGAGCAGCCGGAACCGTTCGAGGTGGATGATGGCCCGGTCGATATTCGGGCGCAGGCCGGGGATGTCCGCGGCCGCCGGGTCATTGTGTCCGAGCGAGATGAACACGGCGTCGGCGGACCCGATGCCGCCGAAGAACGCTGCCCGGCGGGCGGTGTCCATGAAGTACTGCCAGTTCTGCCCCGGCGCACCGCCGAACCACAGATGAATGGTGCGGGGGCCGGTGCCGGTGGCAATGGTTGATGCCGCGTTCCATGCTGTGCCCGAGGTGTAGTTCCACGTGTGGATGACGACGGAATGGGTCGGGAACAGCGCCGCGAGGGCGGCCGGCACGCCACTGGTCCATGTCGCCTGATCGTATGTTCCGGTGGAATCCGTAATGAAAGCCGCGGTGACGTTCTGCGCTCCGGTCCGAATCTTGCCGATAAGGTCCTGAACCGCGGATACCTGCGGGCCGTAGGTTGCAGAGAGTTCCGCCAGGGCGCCGCCGATGGTGGCGTTGACGCCGTCGCTGGAGAGCCTGCCGTTGAGTTCCCCGGCGAGGGCGACGAGCGCGTTTTCGTAGCGGAGCAGGTCGGAGGCGGCGAGCAGCTTCGCACCCTCGGGGATGTTACTGGCATCGGGGACGTTGATCCACCCGAGATACGGTGTGAAATCGACCATTGCTATTCCTCATCCTCTACGAAAGTCTCTGTGTAAGCGGGGGAAAGGGTGACCTTGATTTCCTCGCCGTTCTCCGCCGTTTCCTCAACAGTCATGTTATCCAGCTTTTGCATCTGGCTTACGGTACGTCCCGGCAGACGCGCCGACAGGGGTATCCATACGCCCGGCACGAGGTCTGCGATTGTGAGCACGCCGTTCGGGTTGAGGCGCGTGCCATCGGGGATTCTGACCACGAGCGGGGGCTTCGATCCCTGCTTCCATGTGCGCTGTGCCTGTGAGGTCATCTCCGCGACAGTGGGAGGGTCCGCCGGGTTGAGTCCCTGCGCGTCCTCGTCGTACGCCTGATGGATAATCTCCCACTCGCCGTAGTACGGGTCGATGGCACCGGCCTCGCCGTAGTTGCCCTTGCCGTCCGTCATGATGATGTTCGTGCCGAGTTCCATGCCGTACTGGGTGATGACCGGGTCGCCGATGAAGTCGTCAGCCGTGACCATGGGGGTCTGCCCGATCCTCTGGTGCACGTCGAAGAACAGGATGGACCGGCCGACGACGGTGTAGTCCAGACCGCCGCGGGCCGCGAACGAGTCGATGTGCTCGAACACGGTCATCTCCATCGGGAGCGTGTGCGCGGTGGTGCCCGCGTCCTCGGCCTCCCCCGGGGTCGCGTAGATGTACTGCACGTGGGCCAGGATGTTCGCGGGCGGGTCCAGCGCTTCCTTGCGCGCGAGTTCGGCGGTCATGATCCGCTTCACCCGGTCCAGCACCTTGCCGTTGTTCGGGTGGCGGTTGTCGTACTCGGCGCGCATCGCGGTACGCATGACGTAGAGCATGACGTCCTTCGCCTGAATCTCCACCGACCAGCCGTGGTAGGAGATGTGCGAGATGGGACCCTCCCAGACGCGCTCGGCGCCGCGGAAGATCACCAGTTCCACCCGGTTCGTTTCGGCCAGCTGCAGCGCCTGCTGGCATTCGATCCCGGGGGAGCCGACATACACGGTCGCGGTCGAGGGGTCGTCGCGGCGGCGCTCCCAGCGGACCCGCTCAAGGTCATCGAGGGACGCCAGCTTCCGCTTCCCGCCCCGGTCGAACAGCGCGGCGGTGTGCCGCTCACAGGTCAGCGCCATTACTCCCTCACCGCCGTATCGAGGGTGATGACAACCCCAGGCTGGCCCGGCATCAGGTCAGCGGTCATCGCGTACTTGTACTGGCAGCCCAGCGTCGGCCAGATGAACGGGCGACCCGCCGAGCCGAACAGCAGATGCCCGGCAGCGACCACGCGCCCGTCCGGCAGGGTCAGCGTCGCCTCCCGGGTGATCCCGTTCAGGGACAGGGTGCAGTTCGCGGGGATGTAGGAGATGAGGAACTCCCCGTCGTAGTCGCACCCGTTGAAGCCGTCCCGGTAGAACCGCATCCGGATGTACTGGGCGTCCTCGGCCCCGGTGAGCACGTGCACAATCGGGATGGTCCGGCCCCAGCGCACCGTCTGCGCCTCCGGCAGGCCCACGATCAGCCGCCGCCACGAGGTGATGTTCAGCAGGTTCGGCGGCAGGATCACCGGCGGCCGCGGCGGACGGGAAATCGCGGTGAAGTACGGATCCGCGACGAAGTTGTCGTACGCGTTCACCGCCGTCGAGCAGTCCTCTCCCGCCGGGTCCTGAAAGTTCGTGCCGTTGTCCATGTTCAGTTCCGCGACCGGGTCCAGCGACGTGAACGCCCACGGGATCCCCGCCGTCAGGGTGAACTCGATCTGCCACATCACCGCGTACTTCGAGTTGAACTTCCGGGTCACCAGCGGCCCTTCCGTCACCTCGACCCGGTAGAAGCTGCGGATCAGCCCGTACGCGTCCACATAGTCCCCGGGCAGCGCCGCGAACAGTTCGGCGGTGCGGCCCGTGCAGCCGAGGTCCGCGTCGGAGCAGCCGTCGTTCGCGAGCACGTCACGGAGCCAGGAGATGCCTTCGTGCATGGCCTCCTCGTCGGCGGCGAACGCCGTCGCCACCACCCGCAACTCGGCGGAGCCGTACCTCGGGGCCGTCATCACAGCGCCGTCGCCGGAGAGTTCGGATACCGTGACGCCGCGCGTGGAGTTCTCCGCGCCTTCGATCTTCCCCGGGTACAGGCCGAAGAAGCGGGCCGTCGCGAGCCGGGCACCCTTCCACCACGGGGCGCCGTCCGTTTCCGGGTCGGTGTAGGGCAGGTGCCCGAGCGCGACCGGCAACTCCTCGTCCAGGCATTTGACGGCGATGTTGGAGGTGTGGTCCGTGACGTACTTCGCGGTGCGGGCACGGTTCATCACCTCGACGTTACCGAGCTTGAGATACCCGTCGTACATGTTGTCCCCTTAGAACTTGCTGAAGTCCGCGAACCCGTCGATGACCTTGGAGGCCACAATCTCGGGGTTCTTGGTTGGTGTGACGATCTGGATGGCGCCCTTCTCAAGGACGAACCCGCCGCCCGGAACTGATGTGCGTCCATCGGTTCCCGGCACGTTCGCGCTGACCGTGCCGATCTGGCCGACGTTGGCGCTGAGCGCGGGTAGGTTCCCGAGGGAGGCGTACGCGGCGGCGACGTCCCCGCGGCCGGCGAGCAGGCCGTCGGTCAGGCCCGCAGCGGCGTCCTTCCCGGCGGCGTACATCCGGGAACCCTCGAACACGGCGGCCATCTCGTCCGCCATCGAGGACACGAAATCCATGACGTCCCGGAACTTGTCCCGCATCGAGGATTCCAGCCCGCCCATGATCGCCTGACCGGCGGGCACCAGCAGGCGGCGGTCATACGGCAGCGGACCCTTGTTCGCCGCGATCCACGACGCGATCCCGCCGACGAAGTCAGTGACCGCGCCCCACGAGGAGCGCAGACCGGACAGGAATCCCTGCATGATTGAGTTGCCCGCGCCGATGAGCAGGCCGCCGAGCCCGCCGAGGGCGCCGCTGATCCGGCCCGGGAGCCCGGTGATGAAGCTCATGACGTTCTCCACGCCCTGCGCTACGGACTGGCGCATGTTTTCCCAGGCGGTGGACACGGTGGTCCGCACCCCGGACCAGAAGTTGTCCCAGTTCCCGCGGACCCCGGAGATGAACCCGTCGATGCGGCCCCTGATTTCGGCGACCTTGCCGCCGATGAACGAGGTGACGGCGTTCCAGATTTCCTGGACTTTTTTGTTCACCCCGGACCAGAAGTTGTCCCAGTTGGTGCGGACGTCGGTGACGAATTTGTCGATCCCGGCCTTGATTTCATTGACTTTGGTTTCGATCCACGCCTTGACCGTGTTCCAGATTTCCACGACCTTGTCGTAGATGCCGGTCCAGAAGTTGTTCCAGTTCGTGCTGACCTCGGCGATGAATGTGCCGATGTTCGTGGAGATTTCCGTGTACTTCGTGGTGATCCAGAGGACCATCGCGTTCCACGCTTCGCCGACCTTCGTGCCGAGGCTGTCCCAGAACGTGTTCCAGTTGAGCTTGACCTGCTCGATCCACGTGGCGATGTTCGTGGAGATTTCGGTGTACTTGGTGGTGACCCACAGGCTGACCGCGTCCCACGCGGTCTGCACCGTTGCGGGCAGCCCGGACCAGAACTCGCTCCACTTGGCGCCGAAGTCGGACAGGCCGAGCGCTTCGCCGAGCCGGCCCAGCGCCCCGGTGATTCCCTGGCTCAGCGTCTCCCCGAACGACTAGAACCACG